CGCGGCGGCGGCAACGGCACCGGCAACGAGGGCAACGGCCAGGGGCCTCCTGGCGGGCCAAAGAAGCCCCCTGGCGGGCATCCCCAACACGGACCCAAGTAACATGGCGAACGCGCAGATGATCGACCCGCTGGCCGACCTCAAGGCCGAGATCGCAGCCGAGGCAGGCGCTCAGCCTCCCGTGGATCCGGTCCTGGAGGAGACTAAAGCTGAGGAGGCGGCGCTCGCCGCCGAGGAAGAGCGCGTCGCCGCCGAAGAGGCCGCCGCGCTTGCCGCCGAGCCTCCCGCCGAGGGCAAGAAGAAGGCGAAGAAGTCCGTTCCCGAGGCGGAGCGGATGGTCCCGGTCGAGCGCATGAACGAGTACGCGGTGCGGGTCCGCCAGCTCGAAAAAGAGAAGGAGGAGTTGGAGGCCAAGCTCAACCCACCGCCACCACCGCCACCCCAGGCTCCGAAGACCGAGGATCAGATTCGCGCCGAGGCGCGCGCGATGGCCCGCCTGGAGATCCAACTGGAACAGTTCAGCGCCGAGGGCAATGCGCGCTACACGCAGAAGGTTTTCGACAAGGCTTGCGACAAGATCGCCGGGCTGATCGCTGGGCCGTCCAATCTCGTGGCGCTCGCGATCGAGGCGACCGGCGGATCCCCCAAAGACGCCTCCGTCGCGATCATGGCGCTCGGCTCGATGGATGCCCCCGAGATCACCGCCTTCCTGGCGCAGTCGCAGATCCGGCAGGCGGCGCAACTCGCCAAGTGGGCGACAGCCAGGACCAAGCGCGCCGCCGTCGAGGAGGAGCCCGCCCCGCGCCGCAAGCAAGTGATCGAGGAGGAGGACGAGGACGAGGAGATCACGCCGCTCCGCCCGATCCGCGGCTCCACGACGGTCAACGAAAGCCTCGGCGACGACGTGCCGGCCGAGCTGTGGTTCGACCGTTTCGAGAAGCAGATCATGAACAAGAAGTTGCCCCACTAGGCTGCGCGGGGTAGGGTCCGCGCATTCGCCCCCGGCGAGCGACATCGTCGAGAGGCTCGTAAATCCCCGCAGTCGAGCAGCGGGGCCGACCGGCAGGACAGCCGAGGAGCCCGTAAACCTCCAGGCCTCGGGCACCGGAGTGAACCCTCAGACTCACTCTGTTCGGAGATCGACGGCGCATGGCCGGCAATCAGATCCTCACCATCTCGATGATCACGAGGGCTGCTGTCAGAATTTGGAAAAACACGAATTTTTTCATCCAAAATATCGGCACGCAGTACGATGATCAGTTCGCGCGCGACGGGGCCAAGATCGGCACCGCGCTCCGCATTCGCCTCCCCAACGAATACACTGTGAGGCACGGCGCTGCCGCACAGCCGCAGGACACCAACGAGCAGCAGATCGTCATGACGCTGTCCACGCAGGACGGTGTTGACGTCTCCTTCTCGTCGGCCGAACGCACGATGGCTCTCGACGACTATGTCGAGCGCATCCTGGCCCCGAAAATTGCCTTCCTGACCGCCGACGTGGCCTACACGATCATGGCGGGCCTGGAGGGATCCGTCGCCAACTACGTCGCCAACGTCGATGGCAGCGGCGCGGTCATGAGCCCGACCCAGTTCACCGTGTTGCGCGCTCGTGCGGCGCTGATGAACAACTCCGCACCTCCCGGCCAGCGCAAACTGGTCTTCGCGCCGAACACCGGCGCGGGCATGGTCAGCACGCTCTCCGGCCTCCTCAACCCGGCACCGGCGATCACCCGCCAGTACATGGAGGGCACCATGTACGACGCGCTCGGCTTCCGTTGGTTTGAGGATCAAACGGTGATCCAGCATGTGACCGGATCCTTCACCGCCGGTGCGGTGGCCGGAGCCGGCCAGACGGGCATCGCGACGCTCGTCACCGCGGCGATCTCCGGCACGCTCAATGCCGGCGACTTCATCACGATCGCCGGCGTGAACGGGATCAACCGACTGACCCGGCAGAGCCTGGGCACCCTCAAGCAATTCGTGGTCACCGCGAACGTGCTCAACGGTGCGACGGCGATCCCGATCTATCCGGCCTTGGTCGCCCCAGTGGGTGGCGTCCCGGTGCAGTACCAGACCGTGACAGCGAGCCCGGCAGCGGGCGCGGCGATCAGCTTGGTCAACCTCGCCAACGAGGTCTACACCAAAAATATCGCGTACCAGCCCGATGCGTTTACGATGGCCACGGCAGACATGGAATTGCCGGAAGGCGTCTGGGAGCGCAGCCGTGCGGTGTTCGACGGCATCTCGATGCGGTCGATCCTCGCTTACAACCCGCAGACCGATCAGGCGATCGACAGACTCGACGTTCTGTTCGGCTTCCTCGGGACGCGCGGCGAGTGGGCCGTCGCGATTGCCGACCGTCCATAGCGCTGGGCGGCTTACGCTGTAAGGGGGCTCGGATGGACCGGGCCTCCGTACCCATGTCGAGGATCCAATGGCAACGGTAAATCTCCCCGAAGGCATGTCGCCCCAGGCGATCATCGCCGCTCTCACCTACCTCGCCCAGCAGGCTGAGGCCGCCGCCTATGTGCGACCGTCCGGCGTCCTGCCGCAGTCGATGATGCGCGGGGTCAACAAGAACTACACCTACGAATTCAGGCCATACCCCAAGGCCCTAACGCCGCCCGACGTCATCGTCTCCGACGCCAAGCAGGAGCAGGCTCTCAGGATCAAATGGCGGACGCCGCTGCCCTGGGCGGTCAACGATCCGGAGCAGCGCGGCTTCATTGCCGAGTACTACACGAGCCGGGAGTATCCGCAGCGGATGACGCCGCCGCAGATCGTCGTCCAGGACGAGCCCCAGGAGGCCGCGGTCATGGCGGCATGGCGGGCCGAGTATGGCGAGGATGCCGTGCGCCTGTATCCCGCATGGTTTTTCCACGCCACCCAGGCCCCCGTGCTCGTGGCCAATCCGAGGGAGCTGGAGAAGCTCGGCCAAGGATGGTTCCCGACGCCGGCCCAGGCGATCGACGCCGCCAAGGGCAACAAGCCGGCGGTGCCTGCGTCCGAGGAGCTGGAGCGCGGACGCCTGATGAAGCTCGCCGGCGACCTCGACATCAAGGTCGATGACCGGATGAAGACGCCGAAGATCAGGCAGTTGGTCGAGACGGCGCAGGGGAAGATCGCCGAGCAGGTGATCTGACATGCCTACCGCCCGCGACATCGTCACCCTGGCGCTCCAGGACGCTGGTGTCACGGGCCAAGGGCTGACGCCGAGCGCGATCGATATCAACAACGGGCTGACGCGCCTCAACGACATGATCGCGCAGTGGCAGCGGCTGCGCTGGGTCATCTGGCACCTCGTGGCCACCGACCTCCCGATGACGGGAGCGACCTCCTACACGGTAGGAGAGGGCGGCCAGTTCAACATTGCCCGCCCCGATCACCTGGAGGCCGCGCGCATCACCCAGGTCACGCCTGGGCCGCCCAACGACGTTGGCTGGCCGCTGCTGCCCGTGACGAGCATGGAGGACTACAACCGCATCCGGATGCAGCACCTGGGCTCGTTCCCGCGCTACTTTTTCTACGACTCGGCGTGGCCGCTCGCGAAGGTCTACTTCTGGCCGCTGCCGTCGTTCCTCTACATCGGCAGGATCATCACCAAGCAGCAGCTCCAGAGCTTCCCGAACCTCTCGACCGATTTCGACATGCCGCCCGAGTATCGCCGGGCGATCCGCTTCTCGCTCCAGGACGAGATGATCACGGCCTACAAGCTGCCGGCGGATCCGGTGAACTCTATGCGCGCCGCCGGCGCTCTCGACGTCATCCGTCGTGCAAATTTGCAAATCCCGACGCTCAGCCTGCCGCCCGAGCTGGCCAGGGGCGGCGTCTACAACGTCTTCACCGACAACACGATCTAGATGCCCCGCATCCCGCTCACGGGTGGTGCCTACCAATCGCGGGCGATCATCGCGTCGAGCCAGCGCTGCATCAATCTCTACCCGGAGGTCAACGAGGACGAGCAGGCCCCCGCGCCGGCGACGCACTTCCCGACGCCGGGGCTGACCCGCCGGGGGACGCCGCTCACGCCGGGCGTCAGCCGCTGTCTCTTCCGTTCGTCGAACAACCAGCTCTACCATGTCGTCGGCGGGTCGGTTTACTACATCGACGCGACGTTCACCTATCAGCTCCTCGGGGTCATCCCGAACGCGACGACGCCGGTGAGCATGGCCGACAACGGCCGCTGCATCCTCATCGTGAACGGCAGCATATCGGGGTGGGCGATCGACCTCTCCAACAACGCCTTCGGGCCGGTCACCGACCCGGTGTTCGAGGGCGGCTCACACGTCAGCGAGGTCGATGGCTTCTTCGTCCTCAATCGGTGGCCCGTTCGCCAGGGCTGGTACATCTCGCTCAACAACATCGAGTTCAAGCATCTGGCGCTCGGGGTGATGCAGCCGTTCCCCAACCCGAACAACCTCTATGCCTTCGACCCGCTCGACTATCAGCTCAAGATCGGCTCGCCGGATCCGATCGCGGCGATCACCGTCATGCACAAGAACATCTGGATCCTGGGGACGCTTACCGGGGAGAGCTGGTACAATTCCGGTGCCGCCGACTTCGTCTTCCAGATCCTGCCCGGCGTCTTCAACGAGAACGGCTGCACCGCGCCCTACTCGCTCGCCGCCGAGGATCTCGCGATCTACTGGCTGACGCAGTCCCGTCGCGGCAAGCGCACCGTCATGAAGTGGGACGCGGCCTTCCAGGCCAAGGTGATCTCAAAGCCGGGGATCGAGGCGATCTTCGCCAGGATGCCGGCAGTCCACGACGCGATCGGCGGGACATTCCAGATCCTCGGCCACAGCTACTACATCCTGACCTTCCCGACAGCCAACCGGACCTTCGCCTGCGAGCTGAAAACGGAGCAGTGGCACGAGCTGGCCTGGACCGGCCCGGCGGGATTCGAGCGCCATCGCGGACAGTGCTGGTGCTTCGCCTACGACATGGTGCTGACCGGCGATCGGGCGACAGGCGACCTCTACGAGATGGATCCGTTCAACCTCACCGACGCCGGCAATCCGATCACGCGGCTGCGGACCATCCCGCACGTCATCAACGACGGCAAGCGCGTCCGCATCGACAGGGTCATCGCCGACACCCAGGGCGGGACGCTCGGCGGCGCGGTGCCGGGGCCTTACTCGCGCTCGATCCAGGACATCGTCGGCGAGCTGGCGCTGCCGGCCCCGACGCTTCTCCTGGAGGCAGGCAACCTGCCGTCGTGGCCGGGCAGCGGGCAGAAGTGGTTCGACGAGAGTGGCGGGGGCTACGACTTCTTCCTCGGCGACGACGCCGCGGTGGTCCCTGGGGGCGACCCTTCGTTCGTGGGGACGCCGGGGGGCCTGTCGCTGAGCGAGTATTTCCTGTCGGGTGGGTCGGGCACCGACCACTTCACCTACGACGCGCCCAACGAAGCGTGGATGAACAACATCCACAAGGACGGGGCCAAGTTCACCATCCTGACGCAGTGGTATCACGCGACCAGCGCACCGAACGGCGTGATGCTGGGCGGCGATCTCGGCGCTTCCAGCAGCACCGGGCTCGGGTGGTTGTTCGGGACCGATCCCACCGGGGCCGTACTGACGTTCGCGATCTTTAACTTCAGCCCGACCCCAGTCTACGCCATCAATTTGGCCCCCGCGTTCGCCCCGCCGGTAGGTAGCTGGAATGTCTCAGCCGTCAGCGTCAACGAGGGCACATCCGCCTTCATCTTCAACAACGGCGGGGTCACGGTAGCGGGCAACCCGAATTACACCGCACCCTCGGCGGCCCCGGCGACCTTCCCGATGCAGATCGGGGCTCGCGGCAACGCTTTTGCTGCCATGCCCGCCAACACCCGCATGGGCTTCATGGCGATCTGGGAGGGTGTCGCCCTGACCCAGGCACAGGTCCAGGCGTTCTACGCCGCCGTCACCGAGAACAACCAGCTCCCCTCGCCGCTCTTCTCGACGCCGCTGATCTCGCTGCGCGTCTCCTACGACCGCGGCGGATCATTCTCCGACGCCCTCCAGGCCAGCATGGGCAACGAGGGCGAGTACGGCGAATTGCCGTGGTGGCCAAATTTGGGCATCGGCCGCGACATCGTGTTCGAGCTGTCGTGGTCAGCGCCGATCGACACTGCGCTCAACGGGATCTTCCTCGAAGCGACGCCGGTGGGCTCGTGAAAAAGCCGCCTCCTGCGCTGCCCTCGAACGCCCTGCCGATGGTCGATCTCGACACCGGCATCGTCACCGAGCCTTGGTACGGTTTCTTCTCCGACCTCACCGGCAAGGCGACGCCGTTCCAGCAGATCGAGTTCCCGCCGCCGGTGCCGCCGTCGCCGTTCGTGTTCGCGTTCACCGCGATTCACGCCGGCAACGCACTGATCAAAGGCGGCACCGTCAGCTCGGTGGGTTTGCAGCGGGCGCGTGTTATCATCTCGCCCATCGGCCCCGTCGCGGGCTTCTTTCCGATGAGCCAGAACGATGTCCTGATCATCACCTACACGGTGCTGCCGGTGCTCTGGTATCTGCCGAACGGCAACCCGTCATAGGAGGCCAGCATGGAAGCCATCATCGCCGCCATTCTCCCTGCTGCGATCTCGGCGATCGCCCAGATCTTCGGGGCCAAGTCGGCGGCCAGCGCGCAGGTGAAGGGGAACCAGCAGGCGATCGCGGCCCAGCTCGCCATGTTCGGCATCACCCAGGCGACGCTTGCCCCCTACCTCTCGGGCGGCGCGGGCGCGATGGGGATCCTCATGGGCTCGCCGGGAAGGAAAGCGGTGGCGGCGAAGCCCTGGATCCTGACCAAGAACGGCAAGACGGTCACGGTGCAGCCGGGCGGGGCCGCGAAGGTCAACGCGCTGAAGGCGCAGGGCTGGACCGTCAAGCAGAAGGTCGTCCAGGCCAAGGCGGCTGTCGCAGCCAAGCCCGGCATGCTCAAGAGCCTGATCAAGCCGATCTCGATGACCCAGGCGGATCTCGAAAAGACGCCCGGCTACCAGTTCGCGCTCGGCCAGGGCCTCAAGGCCACCGGCAATGCTCTGACCACGCGCGGCATGAGCCCGCTCGGCTCGGGTGCCGGCATCAAGGGGGCGGAGCAGTACGCTGTCGGGCTGGCGTCGCAGACCTACCAGCAGCAATTCCAGAACGCCCTGGCGAACAAGGAGATGGCCTGGAAGGCGCTCTACGGCACGGCGTCTCTCGGCGAGAGCGGTGCCACCGGCATCGGCACGGCGGCCTCGTCGGTCGGCGAGAACGTCAGCCAGAGCCTGATCAACCAGGGGGCCGCCCAGGGCCAGGGATCCCGCGACGTCGCGGCGGCGATCACCGGGTTCGCCAACAACATCTACACGAACAACCTGCTCTCCAACTCCAAGAACAGCATCCCCGTGCCGGGCAACGGCAATTTGTGGTCTGGATAAACCGTCATGGTGCAGCCCTACACGCCCTACGCCCCGATGCCGGACATCAATCCGCTGGAGCGGGCCCAGGGTGTCCAGAACATCCTGATCCAGCGTCAGGAGCAGGAGGCCCGGCGACGGGCCTTGCAAGGCGGCGCGCTCGCCGGCGAGGCGATCCGGAAGGGCATCGTGCCTGGAGGCATCGGCCTCGACCCGTCGAAGATGACGCCGGACATCCAGGGGGCTCCGCCCGAGCTGATCCCCGACGCTTACAAGGCGGCCACCGACGCAGTGACCAGCGGTGCCACCGCGGCCAAGGGCGTCGCGGCGAACGCCCAGGACGACTTGGCCTACATGGGCAACTCGCTCGGCGTCCTTCTGTCGAGCCACCCCGACGGCATCCCGACGGCCGATGCCGTCGCCGTCGTCGGCAGCCTCAACTCCTTGAAGGTGATCCAGCCGCTGACCGCGGCGGCGATGAACCTGGAGCTGGCCAAGCTCCCGAACGACAAGGCGCGCAGCAAGTACATCGCGGAGAAGCTCATCGCCGCGCAGAAGGGGGCCGTCTGGACGACGACCGTCGAAGTCACCAACCCCGACGGCACAAAGGGCTTGAAGCTCTTGGCTGACGTCATCGCCGAGGCCACCGGAGTGACGCCGCCCAGGCCCGACGGGGAAGAGGAGCCGCTTCCAGGCGAGGCCCCGGCGACGGACAAGCCGACGTCCGGCCTCAAGACCGCGGTGACCGGGCCCTCGTCCGCCCAGGCTGCCGCGGCCGGGCAGGCGGGCCAGTTCTACTCCAAGAAGGCGCAGGCGGATCTCGCGGCTGCCAATGCCTCGGTGGACGCATCGGCCAACCTGATGACCCTCCTGGAGGAGGCTCAGAGGTTCAGGGGCGGCCCGCTCTCCGGCCCGCTCTACGAGCTGCTCGCGGCCACCAACCAGTTGACCGGCGCGGAGATCGCCGCGCACTCGGTCGCGGCGGAGGAGGTGTTCAACAAGACCGCAATGGCATTCGCCGCCCAGCAGGCGGCCCAGCTCGGTGGAGCCGAGGGGGCAACAGACGCGGGGCGCTCGCAGTCGATGATAGCCAACCCGAACTCGCACATCTCCGACCTGGGCAGGGGGATCGTGATCAAGAAGCTGCTCGGCAATCAGGCTGCCATCAAGACCGTCGGCCTCCTGGTCGGGCCGATCCAGGGGGACTATCTCGCGCTCAAGAAATTCTATGGCGACTGGGCCGAGCACGGCGACCCGCGCGTCTTCCAGTACGCCATGATGGGCAGCAAGGCGGAGCGCGACGCCATGCTCGGGGCCGAGTACGTCAAGGATCCCGTCTCCGGCAAGAGGCACTGGGTGGGCCTCCCCGACGAAACCGGCAAGCGCGCGAAGCTGGGCGAGGGCGACCGCATCAAGCTGAACGCTTTCGCCAGCGATCTCAAATACGCCGACGAGGCCGGCTGGCTGAAGCTCGCGGTCGATCGCTTCAAGGCGCAGGAGTAGCCCATGTCGAACGCCCTCGCCGCCGGCTCCTTGCCGCAGCCGCAGCCGCAGGCTCCAGAGGCCCCCCAGGCAGCGCCGGAGCCCCCGGCCGCTCCTCCGGCCCCCGAAGCGGCCCCTGAAGCGCCAGAGGCCCCCGAGGAGACGCCAGAGGCTCCTCCTGACGCCGACGTTCCCCCGCCGACGCTGGCCGAGGCAGGCATCGACCCGGAGCTGCTCCAGAAGGCGATCCACAAGATGGCCGTGGTGACGAGCCGGCTGACGACGGTCCTCGAAAAGCCGACCGTGACGCGCAGCGCCATCATCCAGATGATGACCGAGATCGTGGCCGACGACGCCATGTCGCCGCAGACCGCCGCGACCTTCCTGGCGGACATTCCCGAGGAGCCCGACGACATCAGGGAGTGGGCACAGCGCCATTCCGACAAAGGCCACGAGCTTCTCGCGCAGATGGCGTATGCCCAGCACGGCAGCGCCCAGGAGGAAGCAGCGCAGGCACCGGAGGCCGCGATGCCGCCGCCGGGGATGATGCCCCAGTAGGAGGACGCGATGCCCAATTTCGAGGCCGACGACACGGGTGGCGGCTATGCGGCGAACGTGTCGAAAAACATCTTCTCGACGCCAGCCTACAGCGGCTCCGGCAACACGCTGACCCAGGCCTCGGTGCCGGTGGCGACCGTCAGTCCGACGTCGGTGGCGAGCCCTGGCTGGGGCGGTGCGACCGCGGCCCAGGTGTCGCAGCCCGGCTGGGGCAGCAGCAGCGGCCAGCCGGCCACGATGGCGGCGGCAGCGCCGTCCTCTGGAGCTGGCGGTCCTGGCTGGGGTAACGGCGGCTCCGCGGGGCTGGCCGGGCAAGCAATCGCCGGCACGCTCTCCGGCAGTGGCGGGCCCTCCTCGCTCGTTACTGGCGGCGGCGCCACCGACGTTCTCGCCGGTGGCGCTGCCGGCACGCCGCCGTCGCGCCCGCCCCTGGGCCTCGGTGCCGGGTACGACCCCGACGACTACACGGGCTTCCATGAGACGATGAACCTGCAAGTCTCGCTGAACGACTGGGCACGCGAGCACGGCTGGAAGGTGATGCTCAAGGAGGACGGTAAGTACGGCGAGAAGACCAGGAAGCGCTATGCGGAATACATGCGCGAGAACGGCATCCCCGGCTCGGCCAACTACGTCAGCGATGAGGCGATCACGCGCTTGTCCGGCGTCCCGCGAGCCGCGACCAGGGCACCCGTGCTCGTGCCCGTGCCTCCGGCGGCTGCGGTGCCGCTGCCCAGGCTCCGACCGGCAGACGGCAAGCCGCTGCCCGGCGGCGTGGTGCCGGAGGTGGACATCCCCCCGAACGATCCGGATGCTACCGCCGATCTCACCAAGACCATGACGCCGGCCGAGCTGGAGAGGCTCTACACCGAGCACCCCGAGCTGCGGCCGTACACGCCGCCAGCGGCCGTGAGGCCGGGGTTCACGCTCGACACTCCGGGTGAACTCAGAGCGTTCACCCTCGCGCACAATGCGCCGCCGGCCGCCGCTGCGCGCGTCGTCGTCGCGCAGCCGGATGCCGAGTCGTTCAGGCTGCGCCATCCGACGACCGGCGTTGCGGGCGGAGGCGACGTCGCGGTCGCAGCCGAAGCGGAGCGCGCACGGCGAGCCTCAGCGCTGGTGGATCGGTCGGTGCCCGTGGTGCCTGGGGCGCTCACCCAGGCCGAGATCGATGCGCGCAACATCCCGAAGGGGTCGCCGGATCCGGCCGAGGGGTTTCCCGATACCGTGATACCGCTGCCGCCGTCACGCCCAGCTCGTGCGCCGGGCTCTCTCATCGGAGAGGATCCCACCCGCGTCGGTATCTCGAACAAGCTGGTGGCGGCGACGGTGCCCTATGGTGAAGGCGTGGCCCCCGTTGCCGAGGGGCCCAACAAGGGGCTGCCCCCCAGGACCGAGCGCATGGTGCCCTCGGTGCCGCCGCGTGATCCGGTTGAGACGGTCAAGTCGGTGGTGCAGCCCATGTCGGCAGCCGAGCTGCGGGCCCTTAATGACTTCAAGGCGCATCTCCCCGGCGAAACCATCACGTCGGTGGAGGGGATGGTCAAGAAGATGGGTATCACGGACCCGGTAGAGCGGATGGAAACTGAGGACCGGATCTACGAGAAAATGAGGCAGGATGCTGTGACGGCGGCCGGCACCAAGGCTCCCGCCGCCGCACGTGAAGAGAAGGAGGAGGCCAAGACACGGTCCCCGGAAAAGAAGGTCAACTTGCCGCCGGAGGGAGGGTTAGGATCGGAGGCGACGCCGGAGCCTGGGCCGCTACCGCCGGAGGAGCCGGAGCCCGTGCCAGGAAAGCCGGTCGCCGGCGAGCAGACGGTGCCGGGCACGAGAGCCAAGACGCCGGCCTACTCCTTCCAGCTCTCCGCTGACGACAGGCGGCGCATAGCCCAGACGGTTGACGCTGAAGCAAGGGGCGAATCGCAGGAGGGCAGGGCTGCTGTCGCGCAGACGATATTCAACCGCATGGCCGCAGGCGGCTTCGGGAAGTCATTCAAGCAGATCCTGAGCGGGAACCAATACGCGCGGGGCGGAAAGGTCAGCAGGGAAGCGCTGCAAGCGGTCGATGACGCCTACAACGGTCGCAGCCCTGATATCAAGGGCGCGAAGTTTTTCATGAACCCAGGCCGGTCGTCACCGGGAGGAGCGTCGTGGATCAGGGGCGGTGGCCGGGAGATGGTCGGCAAGATCGGCCAGCACGAGTTCTGGGAGACGCCGCAGAAGGGGGCCGAGCCGGCCGGGACGAAGGCGTCGAAGGCGGGTGGCCGCGGCCTTACGGTGGAAGACCTGAACGCTGAGCCGGGAGGGCACGACCTCGATGAGCGCGATCGCGTGCTGACCGAGCGCTATGCCAACACACCGTGGGAGGATCTGCCGGCCGACACTCAGAAAGCGCTGAGTAGGGCGGGCGGCAAGACGGCCTACGACGCCATGCGGGAAGGGCTCCAGAGCAAGGGAGACGAGCGCGCCGAGAGCGTTCCTGGAGAGCCGATCGCGGCTGAAGGCGAGGAGGCGAGATCCATCCTGGAACAGGGATTGGGGATGGAAGAAACGCCCGCTCTCGAAACAGAGCCGCCGGGGACGATACCCGACTGGGCGAATGTCGGGGACTATTACGAGCATGAGTACGGCGGCCAATCGTGGGATGATATCAAGACTAGGCGCGAGGAGGAAAAAGCTGAGCTGACGCCCTCCCCGAAGGAGAAGCCAGACACTTACTGGATCGTCCCATCGACACTACTTGGTCGTGGCGAGATGACGCCACCGGCAGGCTTCTTTACCAAGGATCAGCTCCAAAGACTGTTTGAGATTGAAGATAACATGCGCGCGCTCGATGACGACAAGTCTGGCTTTACGCCGGAACAGAGAGCCAAGGACTACATCGACAGCTACAAGGGGAAGACCGAGGAGAAGGGCGTCCCCATGAGCGAGCGCAGTAGCGGTGGTAGCCAGCAGGTGGCCCAGGCCGAGGGCTACGCGCCGCCGGCCGGAGCGTGGCCCGAGGCCGCCTACGACGCCGCCAGGGCCCAGGGCGTGCGGCTGAAGGAACCCACCGGGCGTCCGATGGGCATCACCGACGTGCCCCAGGCCACCCGGCCCGTGCCTCCGCGCGCCAACATCCCGGTGAGCGAGATCCGCGCCAGGACGCAGGTCGGCGGGGTGTATTTCGACGGCAAGAACTGGCGTCGGAGGGCTGCCTGATGGACGTCTTCGACAAGCTTGACGCCACCGACGAGGAGCCGACGCCGCCGGAGCCGGAGGAGCCCGTGTTCGGTGCGCCGGAGCCTGGGCAGAAGAAGGACTACTCGCGCGTCGGCGAGAAGCCCGACGTGTTCGACACTCTCGACGCCACCGACGCAGAGCCGGCCCCCACCGGGAACGACCGGGAAGCGGTGATGGCGCGAATCGAGGCGGCCAACGCCGACCGGCCGCGCGAGGACGTGCATCCGATCCTCGGCGAGGCTCCGACGGACCCGCATCAAGACGAGGCCCTCGCCTTCTGGATGAACATGTTCGAAGAGCTGCCGGCCGTCGGCGGGCTGATCGAGAAAGCCGGCCGGGAGCGCGCCACTAAGAGCCGGGTCGCCCTCACCGGCATGCCCGAGGAGGGCGCGCGTACCCTGATCGAGGCCGAGCGGACGGCGACCGACAGGGCGAACCCGTGGAACGCCACGCTCGGCAAGCTCGTGGGCAGCATCGGCGGGCTGACGATCGCCGCCGCGCAGTTCCCCAAGGCGTTCGGCTTGGCGTCGAAGGAGGGCTACAAACTCCCCGCCGCGGTCGGCGGCACGGTGATGGCGGGCATCAAGATGCTCGACAACTGGATCAAGGGTAAGCCCCAGGATCCGATCGAGATCGGGCTGACCGGGATCACCGGCATCGGCTCCAGCGTGCTTGCGACCTCGCTCAACCGCCTGTTCGTCAACACCCTCAAGCCCGGCCTGGAGGGCCTCTACAAGACCGCGATCATCAAGCACAAGATCCCGCTCGGGGCCGGCAAGATCTCGGCCAACCCGGTCTACGGCAAGCTCGACGGCCAGCTCCTCGCCGAGGGCGAGTCGATCCTCCCCCTGGTCGCGCGGGCACAGAAGGGCGAGGCCCGCGCCATCAGTGCGTGGCACCGGGCGATCACGCGGACGATCGGCTCGGACGCCCCCATGCTGACGGCCAAGGTGCTCAGGGACACCACCAAGCGCATCACCGACCGGGTCGCTGCCATCAAGAAGGCGCTCACGCCGAATGCGCCGAACAGGGACGCGCTGCTCGCCGAGCTGGAAGTCCTGCGCGGGCAAACGGTCAACCTGCGCCTCCTGGATCACGTCACCTCGATCGACAAGTTCGGCCGCTTCAAGCCCGAAAAATTCAACGAGGTCATCACCAAGGCGATCAACGCATCGGGCAAGGGCGGAGACAGCGAGGTCGCCGAGCTTGCGGACATCGGCGCGGTCTTCCTGAAGGAGACGGCCAACCCGAAGCTCGACCTCGCTACGGCGGTCAGGCTCATCAAGGGGAGCCTCAAGCAGGGGCTCTTCACCGGGGCCCCGGCAGCCGCCGCGCACGTCGTCATGCACGGCCTCTCGGTCCCCGGCGACCTGACGACGGCCGGCATCATCACCGCGCCGATCGCCGCGGCGAAGCTCGGCGCGCGTCTCCTCGGCACGCAGATCGCCGGAGCCGCGGCGCGCAGCACGGGGCTCGGCAACGCCCTGGTCACCAAGTCGCTGCCGGTGCCTGGGCTCATCAAGCCCGCCGCCGGCATCGTCAGGGGAATGATCCCAGGCGTCACCCAGCAGGCGGTGCCGGCCGCCGACGCAATGCTCAAACGAGTGGTCACGCCATGAGACTTCTGCTCGCCGCCCTCGCGCTCCTCTTCGCCGCCGGCGCTGCCGACGCCGCGAGCCTGTTGCCGCCGGGCAAGAATTGTTTCTTCGACGCCAACGGCGACCCGCTCGCCGCGGGCAAGGTGTCGTTCTTCATCCCCTCGACGACAACGCCCAAGTCCACTTGGCAGAACAGCGCGCAGACCATCTCTAACACCAACCCGGTCAATCTCGACTCGGCCGGCTGCGCGGTGATCTACGGCTCCGGCGTCTATCGGCAGCTCGTCAAGGACGTCCTCGGCAACACGATCTGGGACCAGCTCACCACCGACCCCGGCGTCGGCGGCATCACGCAAGGCGGAGCCGCCGGCGGATCCGGCAATGCCCCGACCGTCGGCGGCGGCAACTTCGCCCTGATCGACGGCCAGATGGTGAGCTTCGTCGCGACGGTCACCAACACCGGGCCGATGACGCTCCAGGTCGGGTCGAACCCGCCGCTGCCCTTCCTCAAGGACTCGGTCGTCGGACCGACCGCGATGGCCGGCGGCGAGGTCCATGCCGGCAACGTCATCAACGCCGTCTATGCAAGCTCCGACGCGAGCTTCCATCTCGTCGCCCTACCCGCGGCGACGGCGGGCCCGACCGCGGTCATCCCGGTCATACCGGGCGGCAGGCTGACGATAAGGTCAGGCTCGCCGGTCGTGGTCGCGAGCATCCTGCCCGTTGACTCCGGGGTCATCTACTACACGCCGTTCATCGGTTCGACGGTGCCGATCTGGGACGGCACCTTGTTCCGGCCGGTCACCTTCTCCGAGATGCCGCTGGTCCTCGACGCCACGCCGGCGCACACGGGCTTCCATGCCGCCAACTCCAACTTCGACCTGTTCGTCATCCTCGACGGTGCCACCCCGCGCCTGTGCTCCGGCCCGGCCTGGACGGACGACACCACTCGCAGCGCCGCGATCAGCTACAAGTTCGGCATCCTCTCGAACACGCTATTGATGTTCTGCCGGTGGGGCTCCGATAGCGCCAACTCCATCCAGGTCGCAGCCGGCGCGGCAACCTTTGTCGGGACATTCCGGACCTTGGCGGCCGGGTTTACGTCATGGGTGCCGACCGTCATCCCGACTACAGCTCCGCCGACCGAGTTCGCCAAGCTCTACGTCTGGAACAACTACAACCGCGTCGGAGTGCGCGGCATCGTTCTCGACACGGTGGGGCCTTACGAGCCCAACAGCGGCACGATCAGACCGGCGAATAACGGCCCCAACGCTCCAGTGACCGCGGTCGCCGGCATCAACAACCGGATCTCCTACGTCGTGGGTGACGTCACCGACGTCGTGACCGCGGTCTATGGGCACTTCGTCAGGACAGCCGCGGCTGTCGGTCAGACATGCTCCTTCGGCCTCGGCTTCGACAGCACCACCGCCTACATAGCCGGTGCCGAGACGCTGGTCGAAGATGACGCCGGCGGCGTCGGGCGCAGCTACGACACCGTCACTGCCATCCTCCCTGCCGCGAGGGGGCTGCACTACGCCCAGGCGCTTGAGGGCGGCAACTCGGCCAACTGCACCTACGCAGCCACCGCATCGCTCCAGGCCGTGCTCAGGATGTAGCCGCCAGATAGGCCTCCAGCGCGCGGCGCATGCCCGCCAGGAGCTTCGTGTCCTCGGGGACGTGCGATAGAGCCACCCCGAGCTGCGCCGCAATGGCGAGCCTCAGAGCGTCTTCGTCGATGGCAACGGCATCGCGCCGCCGCTGGACGGCCCAGTCGTAGCGTCTGATGAGAGCGTCGAGGTCATCCGTCATGCTCTCACGATGATCCGCTTGTAGCCGGCGGCGCGTAAAGCAAACTCCAAGGTCTTATTCTGGGGCGACAACGTCTTGCCGCTTCTCCATGAGCGCACAGTGCTCGCGCATACTCCGGTGTCGCGCTCGATCTTCACGGCCGCCATGCCGTCGATGACCGCGAGCACGTCGTGCATCGTCGGGTCTGCTTTATACCGTGTGCTCACTTAGTTTCCTTTCGTTGCGCTGAGGTAGCCCTCGGGGATCTCTTTGTGCTCGTAGCACCAGCCGGACTTGTGCATGACCGGGAAAAAAGCAGTCGGCCCACCGTCCATCTTGAGCATCTGCGGCGGGTTCCTCCGGCAAAGGCCGAAGCCCGCCTGGGTCTGCTCCGCCGTTGCCTCAGCCGGCACGAAGAAGCACAGGCAGTCCTCGCAGCTATCTACCCTGGGCATGGCGTTCTCGCTCTCTTGCGGCTGGTGGGGAGGATCACGGTGCCGGTCTTCGCGTCCCAGCTCCGCGGGAAGTGTCGCCGGCACCAACCCTTCCACTGGTCGGAGCCGGCGGCGAAGCCTGACCTCCCCTTCGCGACGACGGGGGCTGTCTCATCGGTCGCCGGCACCGAGGCGGGGGGCGGCTCCGGCCGAGGTGTCGGGGCTGGCAGCCCGTCAACGATCGGCTGCTCCTCGGCGGTGAAAGCCAGGACCGGCACCTCGTCGGCGTTGAGGCAGTACGAGTACGCCTTGCGGTACAGGAATCGCCCGACAGAGGGATCGGCAAGAAAGGGGAAGAGGATCAGTTGGCGGAGGGCCGCCGCGCTACCGCGGTTGGCGTAGGCGTGGCAGTCGCTCATGTCGGCGGCGTGGGCCGCGAGCGGCAGCATGACGAGGAGGGCGAGGGCTCTCATGCCTTGGGCCCCACGAAGATCGCGGGCGGCATCGGGATCTCGATCGCCTGGGGCCGCCATAAGTGCAGCGTGCGCGGGTGGTGGTTGATGTGCTCGGCGGGCGGAACGTGAATCTGCATCGCGGCCTCGTCGTCCTTGAAGAACATGCGCTTGACGTGCTCAAGCTCGGTCCAGTTGGGGATGCGGTTCTTGCGCGACACGCTGACGTGATCCCAGCCGCCCCCGTCCGACGCGACGACGCGCATCGTGGCCCTGTCGATCGGCGACGGGACGAAGAAGGCCCCGTTGCCGTGGTCGCCGGTACTGCCGTAGAACTCGCGTACCTCCGGCCCGGTGTCGCGCCACTGATCCAGCTCGTGGAGGTTCCTCATAGCTTGTGCTTCTCCACCACCTTGATGAGCTTGGCCTCGACGGCGGCGTCCAGCTTCTCCCCCTCGATGCCGAAGCATTTGGCGAGAAGCTCCAGGTAGACCCTGACGTCGGCGATCTCCTCGCGGATCTCGTCCGAGAGGTCAGCGCCATCGCGCCACCGCTTCTTGATCATGTTGGCGAGTTCACCGGCCTCGCCGCACAGCCCGAGAGCCAGGAAGCGCTCGTCGGTGGACGAGTAGGGCGGGAAGAGGTGAGCGGTCATCTTCTGGTGCAGCTCGAATATGTTCATTGCGGCAACTCCGCCCGCCACTCATGTCCGCAGACCTTGCAGTGGTAGGTGACGATGTCGCCGCCGGGCCAGCCGTCGATCTGCTGGACCTCCTCGACGTCGTGGTGGATGACGCGCGTGTGGATGTCTGGCCGGACGCCGTCCCAGGGCGTCTCGGGTGTGCAGTGGATGGGCTCAGTCATCGCGGTTCGTCCACCACACCGCGATCCCGAGGGCGAGAGCGGTGCCGAGCAGCGAGCCGATGAACGACCCGAGCATCATCGAGGTGAGGTCGTCGGTCATCGCTTGCCCCTCGTCAGCTCGGCCATTGTCTCCTGGCCCTCGGGGCTCGCCGCCCACTCCTCGCTCTCCTCCCGGCTGGCGTCGAAGTCGCCGTTGATGACGCGCTGGCGGAGCGCCCACGCGCCGGCCTTAGCCAGATCATCGGCGAGCGTCACCGTGGGGAGGTCGAGCGGCGAGAGGAAGTCGTGGTAGTAGCCGGTCGCCGCCTTGGCGGCCATCTCGGTGAGCCCGGCCTCGGTCAGCGCCGCGGCCAGGATGTCCTTGGTGTGGGTCATATGACGTCTCCCTCAGCGACGGTCGTTGGGGTGGTGGATCCAGCAGAACTCGGAGCCTCGCCACCAGTGGACGGGGTAGGGTCCAGCTTGCCGTTGCGCCGGGCGTCGGCCTCCTCGGCGATCGCCTTCAGCTCGTTCGTGTAGTCCTTGAGCGCGACACGGCTCTGCTTGCTCAGCGTCTTCCACCAGCCTTCCATCAGCGTGCGGCCACCCTTCGCCTGCTCGCGGGCAGCCAGCAGCAGCGTGCTGTGATCCTCCACCGTCGCCGGCTTGGCCGGAGCTTGCGCGCCGCCGGCAGCCCACTGCGCGAGCTGCTCGCCGATGTCCTCGGAGAGCGGCTTCGACTCAGAGAAGATCGTCTGGAACTGCAACGGCAACTTCATCATCGTGCGCTCGCCGGGCTCCCCCGACTCCCACGTCGGCACGCCGTTCGCGCGCGGGAGCAACAGGCAGCTCGCGGTCATCTCAAACACGAACTCCTCGCCCGCGATCGGCATCCAGCCCTGCGGGACGACCTCCTGCTTGCCGCGGTCGTTCTTGACCATCTTGATTTTTTCTTTGGCGCGAAAACAAAAGATGAAGCTCGCCGGGATCTGGAGGATGCCGTTGAGGAGGTCGCGGCGCTCGGCCTTGGGGCGCTTCCAGGCCAACATGTTGACCGACTCCTTATTGCCCAGGCGCTCGTACTCTCTGTCGTGGAAATCCAGCATCCCGCCGGGGCCCTCGTGCTCGTGCGACATCGAGTCGATGATGATGATGCGTGCGCCCTGCGCGGCGCAGTGCTTGATGGCCGCGAGGTAGTCGAGCGAGCGGAACGGCGCGTCGAATTGGAGGTGCTTGAACTTGAATCGATCGGCGTAGTGCAGCATGCGCCGCGCCTCGGTGTCGATGCCGTAGATGTCGCCGCCGGTCACCCGCTGGATCCCGGTCGCGAGGCGGAGCGCAGAGAACGTCTTGCCCCCGCCGCTCGGGCCCATGATGCCGAGGAGGAGGGGCACGGCCTCGCGGACGCCGGCTTTCACGGTAAATTCACGGTCGGTCATTTCGACTCCTTGATCTTGCGCTGCACGGCAGCATGAAAGGCGGCGAGCGCGTAGTAGACGGCAGGCTCCAGGCCGATGCGCTGGTCGTTGCCGTCACCTGTGCGGAGCCAGATGATGTAGCCGTCGAACGAAGCGTAGACGGCGTCGCCGAGGTAGACCTCCTCGTTGAGGTTCATGGGATCTTCCTCCGCCTGGGATTGTTGAGGTGCCCGAGATACCAGAGCACCGTGGTGTGATCCCTGTTGATCCGCCGGCCGACCATCGTCGAGGACATGCCCTCGGCATAGAGCGCGCGGGCCATCTCGACGCGCGCGTTCAGGGTGGCGTTGCGGCGCTTGCCCTTGGCGATAGCCCTCTCGTAGGTCGTCTGGTGCCGCCGCGCGATCCGATCGCAGATGATGCGCCAGGGTGCCCGGTACTTCGGCGCGGGGACGATGACCATCTCAGGCGTCATGCCCGACCTCCGATCTGGTCGGACGCGGTGTGTTGAGGACGATGGTGGCGGCGTCGTCGAGGCCACGAGCTATCAGGGCCTCGGCTGCGCGCCGGAGCGCGACGAGCACTCCCGTCTCGAACATGATGTCGCTGAGCGTGTCCAAGGTCACTCCTGGGGCTCCAGCATTTCGGCTTTCATCCGCCATGTCGGGTACTCCGGATTTTGGTCGATGAGGGGATACGCTGGCCAGCGGCCGGCAGCCATGCACGTCGCCCAGATCACCTCGGCGCGGTCGAGCTGCGCCCGGCCGATCGTCATGTGGGCCTCGGTCATCTTGACGACCGACAGCGCGTAGGGCGGCTCGTTTTCGACGACCACGAACCTGTGCTCGCGGCGGCCGGCTCCCTCCGGCAGGAGGTAGTCGAGGATCCTCTCGTGCATCGCGGCCTGGAGCGGCCAGTCGGCGTCCACGAGCTGCCGCCACAGCTCGTCCGGCGCAGCGCTGCGGCCGGTCGTCTTGAGATCCCAGGGGCGGAGCGGGCTCGGCAGCCAGTCGATCATGCAGCGCAGCCAGTAGGGCATGCCGTCGTCGTCCAGCTTGGCGATCGCCACGACCTCGGCGGCGCGCTCGACGTCGGGCTCGTACCAGTCGGGACCGTAGCCGCGCTCCTCAAGCTGGGCCCGGATGGCCTCGACCATCTCGCCGCCGCGCAGCCAGTCCTTGCCGAGCACGCCGAGCTTGCCGGCCTCGGCGACGTCGGCGCGGTGGTTCTGGGCGTCCTTGGTGCGCCAATCCCGGTAGTCGAGCACCTCGATCTCGCGGCCACGGCCGAGCAGCCGGCGGTGCGCGATGTGGCCGATGTCGTACTTGGTCGGGTCGCTGTCCTCCAGGTCGGGGTTGAGCCTGGGGTGGGCAAGCCGGGCGTGGGCGGGCGACTGGCGCAGGAGGATCTTCGCGATCGACTGCGTCAGGCTGGGCTCGGGCGTGGGGTCGGCGAAGTAGTCGCTCGACTCGACGCCGTAGTGCAGGCCAGGGCCGAGGGTCATGGTGCTCCTAACAGTCGTTGACTTGGAACTGGTCGGCACCGAGCCGCTTGGCCTCGGCGGCGAAGTCGGGCTGGTAGTGCTCGCGGATGTGGGTCCGACCGAACCCGCTGAGGATGACCGCGCCGCAGCCCTGGCACTCGAAACGGTCGCCGACCCAGAGCTTGTAGGGCTTCCACTTCTCCGGCTCGCCGTTGCCCGGCAGCGCGTCAGGCTCGATCGGCATGCCCTCGGTGAAGTAGAAGCCGGCCCGCTTCATCCGGAAGAAGCGCCGGCAAGGAACGCAGACGGGCTTCATGCCTTCACCGGGGTGTAGGTGCCGCGCCGCACGAGCGCGTACTCGCCGGCCGACCTGATGAGCCGGGCGTGGGCGAGGAACGTCCGCCACTCGCTGGCGCGGACCTTGAAATGATGCGTCCAGGCGGCGCTGCCGCGGGGACGGTAGGCGAGGTGGATGGTCATATGCTGGCCTCCAGATGGGGGAAACGGCTGCACGAAATCCAGCGGTCCTCGATCGGCAGCACGCAGTCGAAGCCGGTGTGGCGGGTCTTGGCCGGCAGCGTCAGCGTCGCCACCGGGGACCGCGCGACGACTGCGGCGGTCCCGCTGGTGCCGGCGGCGAGCGCCAGGACGAGGCCGAGGTGGAGCCAGTTCATCGGAGATCCTCCTCCTTGACGAAGCTGACCACTCCCAGGCGTCCGGCGATCCGCCCGAGCTGCCCGCAGCCGCGCTGCTCCCAGTCGCCGTGACAGGCGACCTTGCGGCCGGCGATCGTCGCCTTGTGGCAGATGAAGTAGCCGCCGGACCTATGCAGATCCTGAAGCAGTTGCTTGCGGCGCTCCTCGCGCACGATCTTGTTGGGGCCGTAGAGACACTGGTCGCAGCGCTCGCTGAGTACCTCGAAAGTCATTTCGGTGCCTCCGTCGGCGGAAAGGTGACGCCCTTGCCGTGCTCCCACTGGAAGACGCAGAAGTCACCGCCGTCGGTGATGATCACGCGATCGATGATGCCCATCCGGCAGGCGACGTTGTCGGTGTAGTGCCGGGCGGCGAGGATCGCCTCCTCCGCGGTGACGTAGCGCCGCACGTACTCGTGCTGGCCGGCGAGCGGGCCCGCCTTGTCGCTGTAGAATTGCGCGACGCTGAACTCGGGCTGGTCGTCAGAGGTCACGGACGTCACCCTCCGCCGCGGTCGCCTCGAACAGGCGCTCGGTGGGCTCCACCTGCCGGTAGGCGAGGTTGAGCGCCGCCTGGAGAGCGCTGAGCCACTTCTGGCGCTCGGCCGTCGGCCACAGGTCGCCGGGATCCGGCATTGAGTTGATCAGGGCGGCGATGACCGGGCTGGCGAGGCCGCCGCGGATGCGTCTGCTACGAGGCATGCATGCTCCTTCAGTGGTGAGGGGTGACGTTGTAGATGGCCATGATGAGGAACCCGACGACGAGGGTCGTCAGGAACAGCGTCGCGGCGGGGCGGACGATCATGCCGATGCCCCAGGCGAGGATGACGGCAACGATGGCGAAGAGGTGCATCAGCGTTCGGTGTCCATCATCGCCTGGAGGCGGCGGGCGGCCAGCCGCTGGATGGTCGCGCGGACCTTCTCGCTGTCCGGCCAGTGCTCGTGCGCCATGCCGGAGATGATGACCGCCGAGAAGCGCATCATCGCCTCCAGGACGTCGGCCGTCTTCGCGGCCGTGCTCACGTCCTCCGCGTCGAGCCATGCCTCGAACGCCGGCCACGCCTCGCTGGCGAGGAGCCGGGCGTAGGGCTTGTTGTCCCCGTTGAGGAGCATCTCCTCGATGACGTGCTGTGGCACGCGGCTGCTCGCGCCGCGGCGGGTGCGCGACTGCTCGTAGGCCCAGGCGCGCGCCGCCTTGTCGGCATCTTCCAGCGTGGCGTGCCTGCCGGCAACGAACACGCCGTCGTCGGTGGCGATCACGAACTGGCCGTCGGCCTTGTCTCGTAGGATGGTAACGGCAACGCTGTCGGTCATGTCTCTCTCCTCGGGGTCCGTAGTGTGCGCCCGCGCGCAGGTGCTGTCAACGCGCGGGCGCATATCTATCGTCCGGCCTCCACCGCCACCGCTGCCAGCTCCATCTGGACGAGGGCCTCCAGGGCCGCGGCCAGCTCGGCAGCGTCACGGCGACGCCACTTGCTCTCGTAGCGATAGCCGGCGAGGTCGCCGAGGATCCGCTGGGCGATCACCTCGTAGTGGCTGACGTCGTCAGGCTGGGGGAGCCGCTCGATGACGGCCCTCCAGGTGGCGACGGGGCGTGGGTCTAAGGTCATGTCGCTCACCATCCCAGCTCGCGGGCCTGCCGCACGATCTCGCGGCCGGCGTCGGTGACGTGGGACGGGACGAAGGCTCCGAAGACCCGCTCGTCAGCGGTAGCGTAGCCCTGGGCCACGAGCTTCGTCCTAGCGATGCCGCCGCGCACCTCGCCGTTGCTGGCGACGGCCTTGGCGAGCTGCTCCAGGCCGGTGGGCGTGACGCCCAGGCGCTTGGCGACGTCGGCGGTGCGTCGATGCACGGCCTGTCGCTCGTAGCGATACAGGGGGAGTGTCTTCCTCATCGTCAGTCTCCTTGGTTGGTGGCGGGGCCACCGCATGGCCCCGCCGGTTGGGATCTCAGAAAGCGTAACGCTCTGCACAAATTGGCCCTATCCCCCGCGCGATGCTCTCGGGGTCGGTCAGCTCACGGGCGCAGATGGCGCACGCTCCGACGACCTTGCCGTAGGCGACAGCGGCCTTGGCCGGGTCACCTGCGACCGCTACGATCTCGTCGCGGCGCTCGTCACCGCACGTCGCGACGCACTTGAAGGCCCCGGCGACGACCTTCCCCAAGTACTCGTCACCTTGCTTGACGTAGATCGCGCCGGGGTTCTTCCCGGTCGCCGGGGCAGGCGTAAACGTGAAGGCACGCTTCAGCGTCTCCTTGCCATCGACGACCGTCGTGGTGGCCAGCCGCAGGGTCAGGCGCTTCAGCCCGTTCGCCGCCGCCGTCGCAAATGCCTGCTCGATGCGCTCGACCGCGATTTTTGCGGCCGGGGCGACACGCTGAGCGGCGGCGGCCTCGATGGCTGCGGCGCGCTTGGCCATGTTGGTGCGGACGGCGGCGAGCTGGCGCTCGGTGAGGTCGCCGTACTTGCCGATCTTCTGCCGCAGGCTCTGGCCGAAATCAGTGCCCTCGCCCTTGGTGATCTCCCACTTGATGCGGTCCTCGATCCACGCCCACTCGGCGGGGAAGGCGACCTTGAAGGCTGCGAGGTTCTGGTTCCAGGTACGCAACTTGCGATCCTCGGCCTGGACGCGCGCCTTGGCGCGAACGGCGGGAGCGGTCTTGAGGTACTTGCCGCGCGTGCCCTGGCAGGCGAAGCAGATGCCGAAGCTGCCGTAGCGGCCGGTGCCGCCGCAGCGCCCGCAGCCCTTCCAGTACTGGGCGGGCTCCTGGGCGGGGACGACGGGGGCGACGCGCGCCGGGGCCGCGATCAGAGCGTCCAGGTCGTCGCCGCCGAAGCTGATGTCGTTGTTGAAGTCGGTGTTGGTCATTTTCAGTCTCCTGTCGGGTCTGGCCGCCGCCAAGCGGCCTCGGGTGTGTTTATGCGCCCGCGCTCAAACGGCTGTCAAGCGGAATTATGCGGCCGTGCATCAATCTCTCGGAATGTCTCGGAGGACTGCTGTCCTATGGGTCGGGGCCGCCCCAGGGGAGACTCTGTCCCAGGGCGGCCCCTAGCAACGCCGTTGTTGGCGGTCCGGCGCTGATTCAAGTGCCGGCGAGGTTCTAGCCGGCTTCGTCTCTCGACTCGTCGCTCGGTGCCTGCTTTGCCCGCGACTGGCAGCGTCCGTCGAGCACCTTCGGACTCGGTTACGCCGCCGCGGCGAGTACCTCCCACTCGCTGCGGGGTAGTTCGACAATCTCGCCTCCCAGGCGCTCCAGCTCCGTCGCCCGGTCGTAGTCTGCCACGTCCTGGGCCTGCCGCGTGATGGCGTTCAGGAGGCCGAAGCGGTTGAGCTGGCCGCCCTCGATCAGGTGCTTGAGGATACCCTTCCCCTCGCCCTCGTTGAGCCCGTAGCGCTTGCTGGCCAGGGAGATGACCTGGACGGCGTCCTCGATCTTGTCGGCCTTGGTGCCCTCGACCTTGTCGATGAGGGCGTCGAACTGGATCCTGTCGAACGCGGCTTTGGTCACGTCGGTGATCGCGGACCACACGGCCGCGTCATTCAGCCGGCGGCTCTGGTCGGAGAGGAGGGCGTAGACCTCGTCGCCGATGTCGTGCCGCTGGCCGACATGGTAGCGCCGGCTAGAGCGCTCGCCGAAGGTCGCGAGATTCGAGCACCACTGGTCGTAATAGCCGACCAGGACAGAGAGCGCGCCCTGGCCCACCTCGCTGTTCGAGATGGTGATCGCCGGGGCCGCGACGCGCACGATCTGGTGCCCGCCGTCGCCGAACTCCGCGCCCACCTTAGCCAGCTCCCGCGTCACCTTGCGATCGACGGCCTTGATGTAGAGCCGCCGGTCGGTGATCTCCGAGCTGAGCAGATCCAGCTCCAGCTCGTTGAGGACCGGCAGCACCGCCGACGCGAGATCCTCGTTTTCGAGCGGGCGGAACTTGTCTGACAAGAACGCGCGCGTGCAGCCGTCGAGCGTCCGGACCATTTGCTTCGCGGGGTGCAGCTTGAACCAAGCGTTGATGTTGCTGGCCAACAGCTCGGGGGCCTCGGCCTTGCAGCGGTCGTAGTACTTCGCCGGGATCCCGAGCGCGTCGCCGATCTGCCGGTGAGCGTGGTTGTTGATGCCGACGGTTTGGTCCCCGAAGCGCAGGCAGACGTCCATGTCGGCGAGCCCGGTGCCGGGCCATGCGAACGCCTCCAGGCGCTCGGTGTCCACGATGTAGTCCCGCTTCGCGGCGGCGCGACGCTCGATTTCGAGCGCGAGTTCGGTGAGTGTCTTTCCCTTAGCCATGATGGTAGTCTCCGTGTTGCTGTGATTGATGAAGCCTCGTATTGCCCCCGGCGACCCCTCGGTGCCGGGGGCATTTTTTGTCAGTCGCCGAGGGGCGTCTCGCCCTTGGCGTTCTCGTCGCCGAGGGCGTCGTAGATATCCACGGTGCGGTCGGCCTCGGCCAGGACGGCATCGACCACGAGCCAGCCGAAGCTCTCCCAGCGGCCGATGCGCGGCTCGCGGTAGGAGTTGATCTTCACGGTGTAGCGGCCGACACGCAGCTCGGGGACACAGGCGTCCACGATCTTCGCGGCGTCCTCGCTGGTCGCCGGCCAGCAGAGGTCGTGGCGCAGCATGTCGATCGGGAACTGGCCGCGACCGGCGACGAAGTACTCGTACCAATACCGAGGCCGATCGGCGGCCCAGACGGGCCTGATGCGGACGGGGTAGGGCAGGTGGGGCATGGTCAGTCTCCTGTGGTTGGGGTTATTTTGCCGCCTGTCTCGGTGTAGCCGCCGTCGTGGCCGAGCCTGACGTAGGCCCGGTCCTCGGGGACCAGGAAGACCAGCGGGGCCTTGGTGTCCGGCGGGAGCTGGACGTAGGCCACGACGCCCCAGGCCTTGACCTCCTCGACGATCGCCAGGAGGCCGTCGAGGGGCTTGCCGGGCAGTCGCACGATGACGATGTCGCCGGGGCTCACAGCGGCACATCCCGGCCATCGAGCCGCTTGTAGTTGACCGGGTCTTCTTTCGACTCGGTCGCCCGGTGCGCCGTCGTCAGCGTCCAGCGGCTGTAGAGGTCGCGTGCGCTGTCTGCGGCCTCCTTCTCGGTGGCGAAGCGCAAACTATTCCGATGCCAGCGGTCGCCTTCGCCTTCACCTTTGACTTGAACTTCCGGGGCCCAGCTCATCATCCTGTCCTCAGTGTGCCGCCCTTGGCGGACTTGGCCACCCAGTTCGGGCCCCGGCCGCGAGAGCGCTTGCGGTCGTAGGCCAGCTCGACGCTGTCGCCCTCGCGATAGTGCTCGGTGGCCTTGCCCGGTGCCGGCCACTTGTAGGCGTTGGCGACGAAGCCGTCGTGATACTCGCGGACGCTCGCGATGCGCGGATCGCTGTCAAAGATCTTCTTGATGTCGGTCATGTCGTTCTCCTCGTTGAGCCTAGAACGAGCCCCTCCTCCGGGGGGCTCCTGCTAGGGTCAGGGGGTGGCAACCTCAACGCCACTCGTCGTGGCCGTTCCGGATGAGCCATGCCGCGCACTCGCGGCGGGTGCCGTAGAACACCCGGCGCTTGTCCTGGAGCCGGACCACGACGTAGTCGGGGCCCTGCTCGTGCTCGATGCGGTAGAGGTTCTTGACGCGGGTCATCGGACGCCTCCCTGGGGGGCCTCGGGGATTTCCTGCACGTAGACCTGCCGCCAGCTATGGACGGTCAGGTACGGGCTGGTCCGTGCCCGCTGCTTGCTGGCGAAGGCCTCGGCCTCCTCACGGGTGTCGAACATGCGCTGCCCATTGGTGGTGATGAGCGGGTAGGTCACGCGGAACTGGGTCATGGTCGTCGTCTCCTGAAGGGTGGTGGTGGGGCCCCCGCCAAGGGGCCCCGTTGAGGTTAGCGGGCGAGGGCGAGGCGGTTGAGCGCCACCCAGGTCCGGAGGTTACGGACGCCGTTCCACTTCACGCGGGCCTTGCCCTCGCGGTAGGTGCCGGCCGCGCCGATCTCGATGACCGTGCCGTTGGGGAACTCCTTGCGGGTCCACTGGTCGGGGTGGAGGACGGTGGTGCCGATCTCGATGTTCATCGGAAGTCTCCTTGGTTGGTGCCGGCCGCCAAGCCGGTGTGACGCTTCTATGCGCCCGCGCACTGCCACCTGTCAAGCGCCCGCGCATAAAATAATGCGTCCAGGCTCACTTTTTTCTCCGATCGACGCCAGCGCTATCAGGAGCCCCGTGGGCGCGTTTTAGTGCGTCCCCGCATAGTCGGGCCGGACTTCACGTTTTTCCGCGCCTACGACGTTTTCATTCGAGCGTTGTAGAATGGATTTGCGATGCAACCCCTACCTGGGGCCGATCTGGGGAATGGAATTGCGCGTGGGCGCATAGTCGCGAGTAGGAATGGCGGAGTTACGCCGTTTCGGATATGCCTCGGCGCTCAAAACACCACGAAAAACATTTTTAGAGCAACTCTAAACTGGAGCGGCCGCGCCTATCATACCTGTGGACGAGCGTTGACGCATTGCGCGCGGGCGCTTACCTTCCCGCCAACCTCATGAGGTGACCAATGGACGTCAAGGCAGAAGTGGAATCGATGGAAGCCGGGCTGCGCGAGAAAGGCATCGTCGTCGCCGACGTGCTGCGCGACGCCGGCATCGCGGCATCGACATGGCAGCGCTGGAAGGCGAACGGACAGGTGCCGCTGGTCGATACCTGGGAGCGGGTCCAGGAGGCCTACCGGCAGCGGATCAAGCGGCGGTGAACCGATGGCAACTGGAGCAGTGGCTGGCCGACTGGTTCGAGCGGAACTCCGACGGGGCGGTGCGACGTGGTGAAGGCTCAGCTCTCCTCTACGACATCGACGCCGGGCGCGACGTCTTCGACATCTCGGAACTCGCGGAGCGCCTCGCCACCGCACTTGCCGAAGCGGGTGCTGTTCGTCCTCGGGATGGTCGCGCGCGGTCAGACGCTGATCAGGACGATGATCTCTGGTGAGCCCCGCTACCACTACTCGCCGAGCGGCCGGGAGGCTCCCAGGATCTCCGCCGAGGAGGCGATCGCCAGCGGGATGCTCAAGCCCGGCGAGGATGGCTTCTGGAGCGGAGCGGACCAGACATGGACACGCTAGCCGCAGAGCTGCGGGCGGCGGCCGACGCGATCGACAAGGTGGCCCACGAGCAGCGCTGCTGGTCGGTGATCTCCAATGCCGTGGCCGCCTGCACCGACCACATCACGGCGATCGCCGGGAACGTGGAAAAAAACTACCGCATCCTCGCGCTGGAGGCGGCCACGAGCGGCACCGGGATGCCCTCCAGCGAGCCGCTGGCGATCGTCGAGCGCATCGTCCTGGGGCGGATCCAGCGCAACGTAGCGATCGCCCTGGCGGTGCGCTTCGGTCGCTGGACGAGCACCGAGCAGCTCGTGGCGGCAGCCTGGGGTGACCAGTCCAGCGGCGGCCCGCTGAACGCCAACAAGGTCATCGACGTCGTCGTCTACAACCTGCGGCGCAAGCTGAAGCTGACCGGGCTGGCGATCGAGGGTGCGCCCTACAGCGGACGAAGAATGGTGCGGATATGAGCTGGTTCTGGATCGGGGTCGCCACACCGTTCCTCGTGGCCATGCTGCTCTGGGTGATCTGGGTACTGCGAGGAGCGCCGGGAGGGTGGGGCCCATGAGCGAGCTGGACGCCGCCGAGACGATGGCGCAGGCACTGCTCGAAATCTCTGCGGGCATCCTCGAACAGGGTGAGATGTCCCTCCCGGTGATTCTCCACGGGGCGGTGCGGATGATCAGGCTCCAGAAGGCCGAGATCGACCGGGCTCGCAAGATTGAGGCCCTGGCCCTAGCCCAGGTCAAGGAGACGACGGCGGTCCTCGACCTCGTCAGCCTGGAGCGCAACGAGCTGCGCGCCGAGCTAGCCAAGCTGCGCGCCCGGCTCAACGACCTCCACGACGTGCCGCCAGAGCACGAGTCGGAGCCGCTGCCGTTCCATCGCGGCTGGGAGCTGGCGGTGCGGGCGGTGAGCGCATGAGCTTCCACCTCCGCCACTTCCTCTCCTACAACAGGCGAACCGGCAACTTCATCTGGCGACGGCTGCCGCCACGCCCAGGTCGGGCTCGCCTTGGTGCGATCGCAGGCACGATCACCAAGCGCGGCTACATCGCGGTCGGCATCGGAGGGCAGCGTTATCTCGCTCACCAATTGGCGTGGTTCTTTGTCTACGGGGAATGGCGGCACGACCTCGACCACAAAAACGGCGACCGCACCGACAACCGCATCGTCAATCTCCGCCCATCGACCATCGCACAGAACCAGCACAACGCCCGCCTTCGCCTCGACAACAGGTCAGGGGTTAAGGGAGTGTCATGGGACAGCCATAACAAGAGGTGGCGAGCCCAGATCGGATTGCGTGGGCGCACGATCCTCATAGGACGATTCAGGACGGTCGGGGAAGCTGCGGAGGCACGCGCTGCTGCCGCCAATGAAATGCACGGCGAGTTTGCGAGGCTGCGATGACGGTCGAGCTGCGTCCCTACCAGATGGAGATCGTCGAGGGCCTGCGCGCCGAGCTGCGCCAAGGCAAGTCGGTCCTGGCCCTCAGTGCCACCGGCAGCGGCAAGACCGTCCTGGCGTCCTTCATGATCGGCCGGGCGGCGGAGCGCGGTAAGCGGGTCTGGATGATCGTCCACAGGGACTTCCTCCTCACCCAGACAGCCGGAGCCCTTGAGAGGGCCGGAGTCGAGTTCGGGTACATCGCGTCGGGCTTTGACTTCAACCCTCACAAACAGGTGCATATTGTCTCGATCCAAACAGTCATCCGGCGGCTCGACCGGCTCACACCTCCCGACCTCATCGTCTGGGACGAATGTCATCACATTGCCTCCAGCTCGTGGGCGTCGGTCTATCGGTGGGCCGGCGGTGCTCACCATGTCGGGCTCTCAGCCGTGTCTTCACGTTTGGACGGGCGAGGGCTGGGAGATTTTTACAGCGCCCTGGTCCGAGGTCCGTCTGCTGCTTGGCTCACTGAGCGTGGCTTTTTGTCCGCCTACCGAGCATTCGCTCCCGGCAGCCCAGATCTCCGGGGCGTCCACACCCGAGCCGGAGAGTACGTGACCCGCGAGCTGGCCGCGGTCATGGACACCGACACCATCGTCGGCAACGTCGTCGGCCAGTATCGGAGGCTCGCCAATGACAAGAAAGCCATCTACTTCGCCGTCTCCATTGATCACTCTAAGCATATCGCTGCCGGGTTCACCGCCGCTGGAGTTCCAGCTCGACACCTGGACGCTGACTCTTCTCTCGATGAGAGGGTTAGGGCAGCCAGGGATCTCGCTGGAGGCGAACTCCGAGTCCTCTCTTGCGTGGATCTCTTTGGCGAGGGTTATGATCTCAGCGCCCAGTCCGGACGAGACGTTAGTGTTGAAGCTGTCGGGCTCTGCCGGCCAACGCAAAGCCTGACGCTGCACCTCCAGCAGATCGGACGAGCCCTCCGCCCCAAGCCCGAAGCGGCGGTGATCCTCGACCACGCCGGCAACATCATGAGACACGGGTTGCCCGACGAGGAGCGCGAGTGGAGCCTCGACGGGGTGGCCAAGCGCAAGGCCGACAAGGACGTCGGCCCGCCGGTCCATGTCTGCGAGAGCTGCTACGGCACCTATCGGACGCAGCTCCTGGCGTGCCCGTACTGCGGGGCCATCCGCGAGATCCAGCGGCGCGTCGTCACCGAGGACGTCGAGAAGGATCTCATCGAGGCGGATATCAGGCTGGTCAGGGCCGCCCGCGTGCGTGAGCAGGCGCGTGCTGAGAGCCTCCTGGAGCTGCGAGCGCTGGCGGCGGCTCGTGGGTACAAGGCATCTTGGGCTGACCATGTATGGCGAGCCCGGCAAGCGCGTGGAGGGGCATCGTGAGCGAGCCGAGCCTGAAGGACCGGGTGCTGCTGTACAACTTGATGCAGCTCCCCGGCCAGCCCCAGATGATGCACGTAGGCTCGTCGAATCTGGTCAACGACCTCGCCGCCGAGGTCACCCGCCTCACCCGGCAGGTTGGCGAGGCCACCGGGCGTATCGAGACGGACGGCAGGTTGATCGCCGAGCTTGAGGCCGAGGTCACCCGCCTCACCGCCGCACTGGCGGAGGCAGAGCAACGCTCAGCCAGCGAGTATACCGCCCTGCAAGCCAAGTCCGTGCGCGACGGCATCGCCCGCGAGCAGCGAGCCCGCGAGGAAGAGAGGGAGGCGTGCGCGAAACTAGCGGATTATTGCGAGGGCCACAATTATTGGCGAGTGGCTAAAGCCATCCGCGCCAGGAGCGCTCCAATCGCCAACGGTCCCGGCGGTCAAGACAACTACGTTGGGAGCAAATCATGACCACCGCCATCGAGCAGTCCCCCGTCCCGCCTGACCGGGAGCGGTTGGCCGAATGGCTGACAGACGACGCCGATCTGATCCAAGGCAACTTGCCGGGTATCGCACATCGCATTCGCTCTGCCGCCGCCGCACTCCGCACCCCCACAGACGAGTGGCGGGCAGGCGCGGAAGCGATGCGGGAGGCGTGCGTCGAGTTCGTGGAGGCGTGGGCAGATCAGTACGTCACGATCAACACTCTCCCGGCCGCCATCCGCACGCTGAACATCCCCTCCCCGCCAGCCAAGAAGAAGAGCTTAGCCACCTTCGGGCCACCTGACGCTGGCTACTACCGCGAGGAGACGCCATGAGTGATATCCAACTCCCCGATTACCCTTGGGAGCACCCACACGAGAGCGATTATGAGGAGGCCCGCGCCATGAGCGACATACGCATCAAGACAGAGCACGAGATGGCGCTTCACCTCCGCATCGCCGAGCTTGAGGCCGAGCGGGACAAGGCGCGCGAGGCCGGGCACGAGGAGGTGCTCGCCTTTATCCGCAACGGACGCTTCCTGTCCGACTCTGCACCCACCGCTCGCTTCGCCCGTGAAATCGAGGCCGGCTGGAAGTCGTGGGGCAAGGCCCAGGCGGAGAAGGATCGGGCCAATCACGGCCCGCGCGTGGCTGACGCTTCCTTCAGCCAGGAGGCTCCCGTCGGCTCACGAGGGGAGGAGCCCTCAGCCCTCCCCTCACCGACCGAGGAGGATGGAGCATGACCGCCGACGAGAAGACGCTGACGCTGGCCGCCATCGACAAGGCCTATGGTGAGCAGGTGGCCAAGCTTTTCGGCGTCCTATGCTCGGCGGGGGAGCGCGAACCGGATGCCGCCAAGCTGTTCAAGAGGGGCCTGGAGCGCGCTGTCAGCCGGCGGCGTGACGCCATCGCGGCTGCCAGCGCATGAGGCTCCTCCGCATCTTCCTGCGCTCGACGCGCCTGGAGCGCTACTGCGTGCATCAGCTCTACGTCGCCCACATCGCGCACATGCTATACCCGCGCGAGGATGAAGAATGACGTCGGCGAGCAGCACCTCCGCAAGAACGTCCTGACCGCGGTCAGCGGCCTGGGAGCGAGGCTCTTCCGCGTCAACACCGGACAGGCCTGGGCGGGCAAGGCCGAGCTTCAGGGCCGCAACGTTTTCATTCGCGATGCCTACCCGATCCGCATGGGGCTCTGTACCGGCGGCTCGGACCTCGTCGGCTGGACGCCGGTGACGATCACGCCCGAGATGGTCGGCAAGCGCGTCGCGGTGTTCACCGCCGTCGAGCTGAAGATCGGCAAGCTGCCTACCACAGAGGACCAGGATCGCTTTCTGTCTCGGGTGGCGGAGGCGGGGGGAGTGGCTGGGGTGGCGCGCTCGGTTGCCGATGCCCTTGAGCTGCTGCGGACCTGGGTGGCAGGAAACCCGCCGGGACATGCGCCGCGCACCACCAGCGCTCGGGCTCGCGGGGACGGGTGAGCCCGTAGCAGGCGAAGGCCGCGCAGACGTCGCAGCGGTAGATCCTATGGGTCATCGTTGGGCAGCCGGATCCGCAGCGTCTCGCCGACCTTGTACGGCTTGGCGGTGAGCGCCGGCCAGTCGGGGTTCTCGGAGAAGGCCAGATCGGCGAGGTAGGCCGCCCGGTACAGCGCCACCTGCTCGCGCGTGATGCGCTCCATCTGCGTCTCGGGGCCGGGCGGCCGACGATAGGGCGGGCGCACGCGATCGGCCCAGTCGCGCAGCGTGTCGCTCCAGGACTCCAGCAGGATGGCGAGCCAGCGTCTCATAGCTCCTCGTCCTCCAGGGCCGGATGCTTGACCGGCAAGCGCGACGCCGACGGCTGCCGAGGCTTCGACAGCTCGCTATCGACGAACAAGGCATGCTTGAGCTGACGCGCGCTGGGCACGATCGCCGCCCGCAGCGTATGCAGCCACGCACCGAAGTTGTGCAGCTCGGCAACCTCGGAATTGCTGAACTCCTTCGGGTCGTAGTAGCGCGCCTCCTGCATCATGGAGCGCAGGGCGGCGTCCACTCGACGCATGCCGCGGCCACGAGATGTTTCGAGCCTCTCGGCCGGCGGGACGATGCGTAGACCACCTTCCTCGCCGACAGCCATCGTGTCGTGGTCTTGGAGCAGCGAGTCGAACACCCGCTCCAGGCGGCTCATGCGCTCGATGGCCTGCCGGGAGCCGTCGGCATAGCGCATGTTCGGATCCGGCGGAGAGATGCCGATGATCGCCGACAGCGCGGGCTCGGGCAACGAGCCGTGCCTGACTTGCTCCATGATTTCACGAGCTGCCTGACGTCGGTCGAAGGTCATTCCGACTCTCCCTTGAAAGTGTGGCGGCCGTCATTGGCGACGGCCGCCCTGTGCAGGGCTATGCGATGCTACGCTCCGCACAACTACGCTTTGCTAAGCTAAGCTTAGCTACAGCTAGGCTATGCCGGGCTGGGCTGCTCGGACATTTCCGTCCGCTACAACGCGCCACGAGGACGCGCTGAGGCTGACGGACTCATCAGCTCTTTGCTGCGCTGCGCTTCGCTCTGCGTTGCTGCGCCCTTGCTTGGCTAAGCTGGGCTATGCGTGGCTCGGCTTGGCCGGACTTCCGTCCGCGACAGCCCCTCCGAGGAGGGGGCTGCGACTGACGGAGGTCAGTCTCTGTGCTTAGCTGCGCTGCGCCTTGCTCTGCCGGGCTACGCTTCACTTTGCTGCGCTACGCAGCTACTTTCCTCGGCACCTCCCGTGCGACACTGGACTTGCCGAAGGAAACCTCGAACCTCCCGAACCGGGTTCGCCAAGTGCCGAGCCCTTCAATAAGGCCGGCCGTCTCGATCGCCCGCTTGATGTCGTCGGTGTCGGCGAAGTTGGTGTTGACCGCGATCGTCGCCTTGAGCTTCCACTCGGGGAAGATCGGACGCACCGCCTCGATCATGCCGCGGCCCTTGACCCGCGCCGGGCGGATATCGACGAAGCGGCCGTCCTCGTAGAGCTTGTCGGGGTCGAGTTTGGAGCCGTCGAACTCCAGCGGCAGCTTGTTCTCCAGCACGATCACGCCACGCTCGACATCCTTGCCGAGCTTGTGGAAGCGCGCACCGTTGACGATCGCGACACGTAGATTGTAGCCCGGCAAATAGACCCCGGCCTGGGGATCGTAATAGAGCGCCAGGAAAAATTTCACGCGGCGCAGCTCTTCGTTGTCGGCCTCGGTGCGCTTCCTCAATCGAGTCAACTCCGCGAGACGCTTGCCCAGCGTCCCCTGCTTCATCACGGCAAGGCTGCTCGACACCATCAGCGGCTGCGTACCGATGACGACGATGGGCAGCAGCTCGCTGCCGGGGATCGGGATCATGTCCATGCGGTCACTCCTCGGTTATGCGCCGACGAGTATGCGCGTGCGCTGTTCCTCGCGTCAAGGCTTGGTCACTCTCTTCCAGATCACGCAGTCGAGCGGGCATGCGTAGCGCTCCTCGACGTTGCCGGTGTTCTTGTTGCGGAACGTGGCCACGAACCAGCGCTCGCGCGTCTCCGGCAGCACGACGCCGCAGACGCTCAGATCCTGGTTGACGAAGATGAAGATGGGGTCGCGATCGACCTGAACCTGGGGCCCGAGGAACGCCCTGTCGCCGAAGTGCTCGGGCCAGGGCGGGAAGTCGTAGTTCAGCCCCTTGACCTCGATGACCCTGCCATCGGCGAGGATGATGTCGCCGTCATCGACGTAGAAGCACGCCACGTCGGCCGACGGCGCGATGATCGTCTCGGGCACGGTCAGCTCGTAGCCCTTGGCGCGCAGCCACGCCGCCACCGCCTCGACCGCGGGCCTGGAGCCCTCCAGGCGGGCCTGGAAGCGGGCGTGCTGCGTGCTCACTTGCGTGCTGGCTCGAACTGCCGTTGCAGCATGTCGGCAATCCGCTTCAGGCTGATCGCGATCGAGATCCTCGCTGAGTCGGGCAAGGTCCAGCGACCCTGGCTGGGTGGCATCAGCTCCATCAGTTTCATCAGATCCTCGTCGTCCTTCATGTCTTCCCCTCCTTTGGTCGCTCCCAGGCCCGCATGAGCCTGCCGTTCTCGCGCTTCACCCGCTGCGTCCAGCCGAGCCGGCGCAGGTGGTCGTTGACCCGCCGGGCGTAGGCCTTGGTGTGGCGCTCGACATCGGAGGCCAGGATCTTGAGGAGCTGGTTGGTGGTGCATTCGGGCTTACCCTCCAGGGCATGCTCGATCAGCTCGCCCCACGGATCCTCCTCGTAGCGCTCTTCAGTAATCTCACGGGCTTTTACTACCTCAGCCTCGGTGAGATACCACTTGGTGCCCGACTTATACAGATGAACCGCCTCGGCCCAGAGCTGATCGCGGATTGCCTCGATGGCCGGTATGTCTATCGCGCGCTTCACCGGGATGGGCCAGAAGCGCCTCGCGCCGGTCGGGTCGCGCAGGTAGCCCGAGCCTGAAGGGTTCATCGTGCCCGCGATCACGCATTGCCTGGGGAAGTCTTCGGCGATCGAGCCCCAGGGCACGCGGTAGCGATCGCTGGACCGGCTCAGCCACGACTTGACGGCGTCCGCGTCTTTCCTTTGGAAGGCGTTCAGCTCGGCGATCTCGGCGATCCACACGCCTTGCAGATTGATCGAGCCGTCCTTCGTTTCGATGTCGTGGATCGAGTCGGTGAAGTAGGGGATGCCGCTGACGGTGCTCAGCATCTTGAGCAGCGTCGATTTCATTCTCTCCTGCGCGCCCTCCAGGACGATCATCGAGTCGGCCTTGCAGCCCGGCACCATGACCCTCGCGACGGCGCTGACGGCCCAGCGCTGCCAGAAGGTGCCGTGGATCGGCAGTTCGCTGCCGAAGTAGTTAGCCGGCACACTGATGAGGCGCGGCACGCCATCCCAGCGCAGGGCGTTGAGGTAGTCGCGCACCGGGTGGAAGGGGTGCTCCCTGGCTGCGACGGGCAGTGCCGCCTTGACCTCGGCGAAGCGCGGCGCGAGGCCCTTGCGCTCCAGCCAGTACATGGCCTGGAGGATGTCGGTGTCGGTGGCAGCGTGGCGCTGCCAGCTCGGGCCGTCCCAGGGTCCAGGCTTGGCGCAGACCACGGTCGAGGCCATCTCGTTCCACTCCCAGATCCCGGCGACCTCGTGATGGCGTGCGAGCATCCAGCGGAAGTTATTGGCGACGCGCGGCTTCGGGATGCCGTGGTCGTTGTGGACGAGGTTGGCCTTCCAGTTGGCGTCAGGCTGCGGCACGGTACGCAGTGGCACGACGTTGGTGGGCGTTGGCAGCATCCTCGGCTTGGCGTGCTCCTTGGCCCAGGCGATGATCCTGTCGGCGTCCCAGCCCTCCTCGACGGCGTTGCCGATGTCCCATTTGGCCGGCTGGCCGCTCGGGTCGATGACCTTGACCTGGGGGCTCGCGATGCGCGCCGCGACGGCTTGCATGGCGTTGATGCCGACGGCGTCGTTGTCGGGCCAGCAGATGACGCTGCGGTCGTCGAGGGGTGAGAGGTCGGTCAGTTCATGGGCGCTTGAGCCACCTGAAAAGCTGGTGATGCAGAGGCCGGGCAATATGGCCTGGGCGGCGTCGCATTTCTTCTCGCCCTCGACGAGGAGCACCTGACGGCCTGGGTGGGCGAGGATCCTGGGCAGGTGGTAGAGCGGCCGCTGGCCCTTGATGCCCTTCCAGAGCCATTGGCCGTCGGGCAGGCGCTGGACCTGGAGGAAGCGTTTCTTGCGCTGTCCGGCAGCCTCGTAGCGCGCCACAGCAAAGCTCGGCTCGCCGTCGCCGCGCTGATACCAGAAGAGCGTGTCGGGGGCTCCGAGCGTCGCGTGGGCTGGCATGTCGGCGTTACCGCCAGGGTCGCCGCGCGGCTGTGGCTGCCAGGGCGGCATGCCGGCGCGTTGGCGAGCGTAATCCTTGCAGGCGATTGGATCGTCGCCCGCGAAGCTGTGCACGAGGAGGTCGCCGTCGGGGAGTGGCTTGATGCTCAGTGATCGGTCGGCGGGCGAGTGGCCCGGCCCTGGCGCGAGGACGTGGTCCCCATGCGCCTCGCCGCCCAGGGCCTTGGCGAGTGCCTTGACGCTGAGCATCGATCCTCCTCGGTGGCAGCGATGGTACGCCGCCGCACGGTTAGCTGGCTAGATGACATCGCTGGAGGTGATGGAGGCGATAACCTCGGCTGCAACCAAATCGATACCGCGCGAGACGATGTCCTTGAAACTGGCCTTCTCGAAAGCGGTGTGGAGGCCACCGACGGCGCGCTCCTTATTGCGCTCCACGATGGCGTGGCGGACCGCGAGGAGCCTGTCGTAGACATGTTGGTCAAGCTCAAGGTGCAATGGCTTCACGACTGTACTCCGGATGTTGGGGAACCCATCCGAACATACAGGATATGGCCCTGTCAACTCGTAACTCGGCAACTGAATGGCAACTCGGACTGCAACAGGATTATCATCTCTTATCAATGAGATAGTAATATTGTTACAGTGTTGCAAGGAGAATGGAAGGTAGTAGGAATAATGGTGGATGGCATAATGTACCAACAATGTGGGTGAGATGAATAAAATCTCTCACGCGCGTTGGGAGCCGCAACACGGTAACACGGTCAAGCAACACATTATGCGTCCTCGCACTTGACATCGCGGACGATCGGGAGGACGTTTCCGCCCCATGAGCGACGCACAACTGCCGATGGTAGACCCGTTCAGGCCCTGGCCGCCTGTCCCGGAGGCCAAGGCGCACTGGTCGAGGCGGCGAATCATCCGCACCGCGCTGCTCAAGGCCCTCGACGAGGACATGGGCGACGGGACCAGGGCGATCGACCACTTCGCGAAGTCGATGGTGCACTCCGCGATCGAGGGCAGCGTCGATGCGGCCAAGTTCGTCTCGGACCGAGTGGACGGCAAGGTGCCGCTGGAGCTGGCCCAGGCTGGATCCGAGGGCAACGAGCCCGTCGTGGACGATGCGCGCATGATCCGAGCCCTCGCACTCCTCGTCGAGGAGATGAAGCAGCGAGAACGGGCGATAACCGTTGAGAGCCAATGACTTGGTCCGCTCGCATTGAGCGCGAACGCACATCACGGTGGTGACCCGGTGATGACCGGAAGTCGACACGAGCCGAATAGCGCTGCAACATCAGCGACTTACGCAACTGACCCCTGCCTTACTAAGGCAGTGGTCGATGGCGAGCCCAAGGTCGGCTGGCCCAAGCGCCACGACCCGCAGGCGTCGGCCGCGGCACGCGAGCATGGATTGGCGCTCAACGCCGCGGCCATCCAGCTACTGCCCGACAGGCTCGTCGTCATGTCGCGCCAGAGCGTGGCCGACATCGTTGACGACTGGCTGCAAGTAGAGCCATGACTATACTTGGCTATACAGTAACGCCGCCCCCTCCCCCAGTAGAGGCAAGTATAAGGGGGGCCCCAGACCTGTATAGAAGGCCCCCTATGCTACAAGTTGACTTTGCCGGACCGGGGCGTGCCGCTCCTCTGTCACCAGACCCAAAACCCAGCGCGAGCACTCCATAGGCTCAACAACCCATGCTCTACCGTCTCAAGTCCGGCATCCTCGACCTCACCGACGTCCCGCCGTTCCTCAGCGCCTTCGTCACGCCCCTCATGGGCCCCTTCAGTCCAGGCCAAGCCGTCGTGTCCCCCCGCGACACCGATACGCCCCTCGTGGTCCTCCAGGTGGGCCCCGTGGACTTCGGGGGGATTACCGGCTACCTTTGTCACGCGGTACGCACCCCGAACGACTATCGCTGGTACGCGGAGACTGATCTCGTGGCCACCTCATGACGAAGGTCAACATCACCCGCCGCCACGAACTCCCGCCGGTCGAGACGGAGATCAGCTCCGACTACGACATCGACCCGCCCGCGATCGCCTACACGGTCCCCTCCCGCTCCACGCGGGCGAAAGGCCAAGCCCAGAAGGCCGTCAAGGCCCTGGAGGCCCAGGCCGCCAAGGCACCGTCGTGACATGACCGACCTCCTGCCCAGGCTCACCGCCCAGCTCAAGGCCAAGGGTCGCACCAACCCCGAGGCCCTCGCCCGCGACATCCTCGTCGCCCGCGGCCACCTCACCCCGCAGGGCGCGCTCACCCCGCAAGGACAGGCCCGCCAGGATCTCGGCGCTGCCGGCCGCGCCAAGGACCGCGCCGCCCGCCGCTCCGGCCGCACGCCCGACCAGTACGCCTACAACCCGCGCACCAACCGCGCCACGCTGAGGTCGTGAGCGATGAGGCGACGTGGCGAGCGCTCGGCTGGAGGGACTACACGCGCATGAAGCGCTACCGCTCCCACAAGGTGGTCGAGGCCGGCGTCGTCCAGCACGTCGAGGCCGGCAGCGTCACGGTCGATGACGAGGTCATTCCCGTGCCCGCCGGCATCTTCGCCCGCGGCACGCCCTCGATCGGCGAGGACTACCTCGTGCGCTACGAGGACGGCTACGTGAGCTGGAGCCCCAAGGCGACATTCGAGGCGGGCTATGACCCTGAAGCCTAGCCGCTACGCTCAGGCGGCGGCAAAGCCCAAGGCCAAGCCCAAGCGCCCGGCCAAGCCTGCGCCCGCGCCGACGCCCTCCGACGCGCCGGACGCTGCCTACGCCATCCGCGAGATCCGCTACCGCGCCCTCCTCGCCAGCATCGAGGCGGCCAAGCTCGGCCTCGCCCACGACGTCTACCAGACCGCCGACAAGTACGCCGCATGGCTCGGCGGCGGCTCCGCCGAGGCTCCGACGCTGCCGTTCGGGCAGCGCTTGCGCGATCTCGTGGACGAGTGCCTCAAGAGCGGCGAGGTCGATCGCGAGCTGGTCCTCCACGAGATGCAGGTGATATTAGGGATCCCCGTCACGCCGCCCGCCGCCCCCGACTGGGCCGGTGGCAACTCCGCCGCCGACGCTGCGGTGTCAGCCCTTAAGGAGGGACGCATATGAGCCTCAAATACGCGCCGGCGGCTGCCGCCAGCAACCTCAGAGCCGAGTACGCCAAGACCGGCCCGTGCGGTGCCGACAGCGTCGCCAAGCACACCGACGGGCACCACTGCGGCATGGGTGCCAACGCCGCCAAGGCACCGGGCTACCTCAACCAAAAGGCCCCCGGCAAGGACGGCCCGCAGGTGCTCAAGGGCTACTGAGGTTAGCCGGCGGGGGCCGCGTCTCGCTGCAACGTGCCCCCTAGCCCGCTGACGAGCCCTCCCTCGCCGGCTGACGCAAGGACCGCCATGCACGCATCGACCTACCAGTACCTGAAGCCGACCGACGAGCAGATCGCGACGATGGCCGCGGTGCGCGAGGCCGCCAAGGCCTTCGGCGACGCCCTCGACAAGCTCCTGCCCGACGGTCCCGACAAGACGCACACGCTCCGCCAGCATCGCACGACGGCGATGTGGGCGAATATCGCGATCACCCGGCAGCCCGACGGCTCGCCTCGCGCCTAACCCGATATCGCCTGACCACCCGGTATCGCCTGACCACCCGGTATTGAGGGAGAAAGCCCTCCACTCCCTGACCTAAGCAAGCTCCGACTGGCCAGTCGGTGTTCTACCTCGGGCGGTCATTTTGGCCGCCCTTTTTCATGGCCAAGCCCCCGGCCCTCAGTGGCCCAGATGAACGGAGAATCGCATGGCAATCAGAAGGTTGTTCAACACCCACGACGTCTCGGAGCAGATCGACATCCTGCGCCGCCACGTTCGTGGGCTGATCCAGATGAACGGGCCGGTGCCGCCCGAGCTGGCGGCCGACCACGACTGGGATTTCGAGGTCCGCGAGGCCGAGCGCCTTGCCAGGGAGGCCGAGCTGGCGGCGAGGCAGGCGGAGCAGGCCAAGGCCGCGCTCGCGGCTGCCGAGCAGCACGCCAAGGAAGTCTCCAAGCCGCCGGCGCAGAAGGCCGCCGACATGGCGCACGAGAAGGCCAAGGCCGACCTGGAGGCCAAGGTCGCGGCTGCCCAGGCTGCCGCCGAGGCCGCCAAGGCCGCTCACGCCGAGGCCGGAGGTGCCGCCAAGGCGAGCGCCGCCGGCGAGGCCCAGGCCCAGCGCGCCGAGCGCGCCGCCGCCGCCGCCAAGGCCAAGGCCGACGCCGAAGAGGCCGAGGCCGCCAAGGCCAAGCGCCGCTAGTCCCCCCTCAACTGGAGAACGACCCTCATGATCGACGTAGAGAAGCTCAAGGCAGATCTGGCAGCCGCGAAGGACTCGGGCCACTCGGCCGTCGCGATGTTGAAGACGATTCGCGAGGAGGCCTACCTCCTGCGGACATCGCATGGCGGCGGCGGCCAGCAGGCAATGGACGACCTGATCGCCGCGATCGACGCCATATCGGTGGTGCTCGTCCCGCCTCCCCCGCCGCCGGCCCACTAGAGCCCCCTCCCCTCATCTCACAGGACATCCCCATGAAAAGAACCCTCCTGGCCCTCGCGGCCGTCACCCTCCTGACCGGCGCGGCCCTCGCCGCCGGCAATTTCACCGGGCTCCCGGCGGCGACCGGCGCAGGCTCGCCGAGCGCCGGTGCACCGACCACCGGCGGCGGGCCGATCAACCCCGCCGGCTGCATCCCGATGGACACCGGCTTCCCGTCGGGCATCAATCCCGCGACCCAGTGCGTGAGCCCCAGCCAGCTCGCCGCGGCCTCGCAGGGTGCCGCGCTCTCCTACGCCACCGCCCAGGTGGGGGCCGTCCCCTTGGCCAGCGTCGGCAACAACACCACGCCGGTGGCCGGGACGATCTACGTCGCCCAGCTCAACCTGCCGGCCTTCACGGTCACCAACATTTCGTGCTTGAACGGCAGCGCCGCGGCGACCGACAGCCTCGTCTACGGGCTCTACAACGCCACCGGCAACCTCGTGGCCAGCACCGCGCTCGCCGGCGTCGTCGCGGCCGGCGTCAACGGCTTCCAGGCGCAGATCCCGCTGATCTCGCCCTATGTCGCGGCAGCCGGGCTCTACTTCGTCGCCTATCAGGCGAACGGCACCACGACGCGCTTCCGGACGATCACCGCGAACGGCGCGGGCGACCTGACGGCCTCCTACACCGGGGCCTTCGGCACGCTGCCCTCGATCACGCCGCCGGCGGCGTTCGCGCCGAACGTCGGGCCCATCTGCTACGTGAACTGAGCGCGCTTCTCTCCTCCCCGCGCTTGGTGCCTGGGGGCCGGTCCCGACAAGCTCCGGCCCCCCTCCTCGAAACAAGGACATCGCGATGAAAAGAATCCTCCTGGCAGCGTTTGGACTGGCCATCGCGGCCGGGCTGGCGCTCGCCGCTCCCGACCTCACCCTCTCGACCGGGACCAAGTTCCTCGCCGGCCCCAGGCTGATCGACGGCAACGACCTCAACGTCATGCTCGGCGCGGTCAACGACCTCCGCGATCAGGTGGATGGGACCAAGTCGTTGCCGCTCTGCACGGGCTCCGGCGCGACGCCGATCACCTGCAACGGTGCCGGCGGCAGGATCACCACGGTGGCGCTGACCACGGCCGCCGTGACCGACAACGCCGACATCGTGATCAACGACAACGTCGTCACGGCGAACTCGGCGGTGACGTGCGCGATCAACGCCTACGCCACCTACGGTGCCGGCGGCGATCCGATCGTCATGGGCTGCCTCGCCGGGACCGGCACGATCACGCTCAAGATCCGCAACACGCACGCCACTAACGCCCTTAACGGCACGCTCGGCGTCGGCTTCCGGGTGACCAACTAGTCATGGGCACCGTCAACCTCATCCATCGGGTCAAGGCCCCCGACGCCAAGAACCCCGACGGCGGCTTCGCGCCGGTCAGTCCGGAGAACCCACTGCCGGTTGACGGTGCGGTGATGCTCCGCCGGGCGGGGGCCTTCGCCGGCGGCTACGCGCGGATCCCGCCTGGGGCGACGGTCGGCCTCGGGGCCCTCGGCGACTATCTGCACAGTCTCCTGGTGATCCCCGGCACGGGCTCGCTGGGCGCGGTCACCCTGTCGGACGGGACGACCTCCTTCACGCTCTGGCCGGGCGGCCCGCTCACCGACCACCGTCCCTTCCGGATCGACATCGGGGCCTACTCGCGCAACGGCCCGTGGACGGTGACCACCGGCAACAACGTCTCGGTCCTCGCCGTCGGAGGTTTCAACTGATGCGCCTCATCCCCGTCGTATCCAGCGCTCTCACCGGGCTGATCGTCGGGGGCCTCGTTGCTCTCGCCGCCGCGCCTGGGGTGATCCAGTCCTACAACGCCATCTGCGACGTCGGCTTCCCGACCCGCTGCCTCGGCATCGCGCCCGACGGCTCGATCGCGGTGACCGGCGGAGGTGGTGGCAGTGGCGGTGGTGGGGCGACGCTGAAGTCTACCGCGGCGGACCCGACCTACGTCGAGGGCTCGACCACCGACCCCTTGTCGGGCGACCTCTCCGGCCATCTGCGCGTCCTGGCGAAGCAGCAGACCAGCCCCTGGGTCGTCGGCGGGACGGTTGGGATCAGTGGTGGCGTCGGCGTCACCCAGGTCACCAGCCCGTGGACGATCACCGGGCCGGTGACGCACGCGGCCGGGTCGGCGGTTGACGGCTGGGACATCACCCAGGGCGCGAAGACCGACGCCAGGGGCACGGCGACCGACGGCACGCCGCTGTCGGTGATCGCGATCCTGAAGCAGCTCTCGTTCCTGATGCAGAACCCGGTGACCCAGCCGGTCAGCGGGACCGTCGGGATCTCCGGCGGCGTCGCGGCCACCCAGAGCGGCGCGTGGAACGTCGGACAGGTCGGGTCGCCCTGGGGTGTCGCCGGAACCGGCTCGGCCGGCGCAGCGGCCTCCGGTGTGATCACCGTGCAGGGCATCGCCGGCGGCGTGGCGCAGCAGGTGGCGCAGACGGGCTCCCCGTGGGGAGTGACCGGCACCGGCACGGCGGGCGTGGCCGCGACCGGCGTCGTGTCGGTGCAGGGCATTGCCGGTGGCGTCGCCCAGCCGATCTCCGGGTCGGTCGGCATCACCGGCACGGCAGCAGTCACGCAGTCGGGCACTTGGACGGTCCAGCAGGGCACGCCACCGTGGACGGTGACGCCGGGCGTGCAGACGTCCGGCATTCCGTTGGCTGGCTCCGGTGTCCTGTCTTCCGCATTCGCCATCAAGGCTTCGGCCGGAGTCCTCTACGGCATCTCAATTTCCACGACGAGCACCGGAGGTTATCTCGTGCTGGTCAACGCGGCGGCATCACCGGGTGCGGGGGCCATCGTTCCCGTGGCATCCTGCTACGTTCCAGCCTTCGGGACGTGCGGGCTGCAATACACGCCGCCAGCCAGCTTCTCGCTGGGTATCCAGGCCGTGTTCACGACAGCCGCCACCCCGTACACCTATACGCCGTCGGCGACGGCACAATTCAGCTCGCAGGCCTTCTGATGCGCCGCCTGCTCTACGCCCTCGCCGGGCTTCTCGTTGCGAGCCTCGCCGCCTACGGCGTCACGGTCACGTCAAGCTCGACACCGGGCTTCACCGGGATCCGGCTCGTCACCATCTGCGCCGCCGGTTGCACGGTCACCTGTAGCGGCAGCCCCTCCTGCGCGGCGACCTACACGCCGGTCGCCGGGCTGGTCAATGCCGACGTGATCTGCATCGGCGGTGGCGGTGGTGGCGGCGGCACCCAGACCTCGCTCGCGAGCGACATCAACGGAGCGCCCGGCGGCGGCGGTGGGGCCTATGCGCGGGTGATGCTGTCAGCGGCGGAGGTCGGGGCCAGCATGGCGGCGGTGGCGGGAGCCGGTGCGGCTGCCGTTGCGGGCGGGATCACTCCCGGCGGAAACGGCGCGCAGAGTTCACTGGGCACCAAATGCATCGCTCCTGGTGGGGCTGGCGGGGCAGGCGGCGATCGCACGACGATCGCCGGGGGTATCGGCGGGGCGCTCGGGACCGGGAACGTCACGATCACCGGAGGCTACGGTGGCTACAGCGCTTATTCGGCCAACGAGGTGACGCATCGCACGTCGGAGGGAATGGGCGGAGCGTCCGTCGGCGGGCATGGAGGCCTCACGCCGGGGGCGTGCGGGGGGGCGGTGGTTGGAGTAGCCGGGGATAATTGGGGCGGCGGCGGATCCGGGGGCTATTCCTGCAACAACATAGGAGGTGCCGGCGGCGGCGCTGGCGGCAACGGGATCGTCATCATCACCGAGTATTACCGATGATGAAGCGCCTGCTCTACGGGCTGGTCTGGCTCCTCCTTGTAGGGACCGTCGCCTACGGCGTGAACTCGACGGTTTCGTCGGATCCCGGCTTCTCGCGGATCGTAATCAAGACGCACTGCAATGACGGGACGTGCGACTCGGGCTCGATCACCTACACTCCGCCGGTGGGGTTGGTCCTCGCCAAGATTGAGTGCGTCGGGGGCGGCGGCGGAGGCGGCGGGACCGTTGCTGTAAGCGCATCAACGCACGGCGGCGGCGGTGGCGGCGGCGCGGGTGGTGCGGCGACATACGTCACGGCGGCGGACATCGGAGCCAGCCTAACTTTCGTCCTCGGAGCCGGCGGAGCTGGCGGCACGACCGCTGGCGGCGACGGCGGCAACGGTAACTCGGCGAGGGTGACCGGAGCCGGGTCGGTCGTACTGTGCGAGGCCAGTGGCGGCCGAGGAGGCGCGGGTTATACCGGCACGGGGCAGCCCATCGGAGGTGCTGGGGGCGACGGCGTGATAGGTGACTTGAAATCACCCGGCCAGTCCGGCTGGCGAGCGGCGTTCTCGACGTCGCAGAACGCCAGATACAACGCAGCGCTTGGCGGGGATGCCGCGTTCGGCTTCGGTTTCGGCGGTGTTGCACACGCGGCCAGCAGCGGGGCGGGTTCCTCCGGTATCGGCTACGGCGGCGGTGGTGCCGGGGCTACGAGCACTGGCGATCCGGGGCCCGGCCCCTGGGCCGGCGCGGCGGGGGACGACG